ACGACGTGCCACGCCTTCCGATCGCTCATCGCCGCGCCTTCTTCTTGTCCGCACGCTCTCGCTTCATCTTGAACATCTCACTCCCATAGGTGTCAGGCGATAGCGGCTCGGCGAAGGCGAGTTCCTTCCCGAAGCCGCGCGCGTAGTTGAACGTCTCATCCATGCGTGCCCCGTCTAGGCAGTGCTCGTCGCACTTCTCATCCGGGATGCTCTCGTCCTTGTCGCTGCCTGCCTTCCTGAGGTAGACCCAGGACTCGATCTCTTCCTCGTAGCACGTCGGGCGCCCAAGGCGGCGCAGCTCTTCGTCGAGGCCCTCGGGGAAGGCGTCACGGAAGAGATAGGTGCGCTGATGGCCGTCTGCCGCGCCGAGCCCTTCACGCATGAGGTCGATCTGCGTGGACTTGTCGCGCGCCTGGCGATGGCCGCCGCCGATCGGAGGGCACTTCACGGCGAAGGCGGGGACGCCGCGCCCGACGCGCTTCCCGAGCCGGATGTTGAAGTAGCTGATGGCCTCGGGGTTGGAGCGGTCGCAGGAGAAGTGACGCACGCCGTACTTTCCGAACCAGGATTCGGCCATATCGGCCCACTCTTCACGCTGCCACTTGAGCTTGCAGACCTCCGCCACGCGGAAGCGGCGGATGTGCTTGTGCCAGCGCGGCGAGTCGTAGGCCCAGAGCGACATGGCGCCTGGGTCAGGGTGCCAGCCCCAGTCCACGCCGGCCGTGAAGTAGGCGATGCGGATGGGTTGGTCGATCCCCTTCAGATGTGCGAGCCACCCGCGCTGCTCATCGTTCTCCATCTCGCCGTCCACGACGTGCTTCTCGGGATCCCAGTTGTCGAGGATGAGGCCGTCGGCGGCGGCCCACTGCCCGAGGTAGAAGCGCTTGTAGCGCACACCCGTCAGGGTGGCCCTCAGGGTATCGACGTACTCAGCGCCCTCGCGCGTCCAGGAGCCCTCTGGGTAGATCCCGTTGTAGAAGAATGGGTTGTCCCAGTGACGGAAGCGGAAGCGCTGGCGCTGCGGTGTCGCCTGCCCTGTGCCGAAGCGCTTGTTCAGCCAGTGGCTAGGGGCCGCTGGGTTGCAGTCTGCGGTGATCTGGTGGTACGGCGTCTGGAACGAGCTCAGGCGCGTCGTGAGCGTCTCCCAGGCGGCCTCCTTGGTCTCCTCGGCCTGGACGACGTAGATCCGGTCCCATTTCGTTGAGAGGATGGGCGAGGCCGTGTCGAGCATCGACTCGAGCCCCGCGAAGTAGATCTCGCTGCCGTTCGGGTAGCGGTAGAGGTCCTGGTGGTCCCTCGAGGCGCTCTTCGAGATCGCGGGGTGGCCCTGCCAGAGGATCTCCTCGCGCCAGTCGCGGAGGATGGACTCGTTGAGGGACTTCCTGGTCTGGCGGCAGACGAGCTGGCGGGAGCCTGGATAGTTGCGCGCCGTGGCGTCGATCTTGAGCAGGAGGCTCCAGGACTTCGCGGAGCGGGTGGGCCCCTCGCAGAGAGCTTCCCGGCCCTCGTACATGACGTAGGCGGCCCCTGGGCCGCGCACGGTGCGGCGCCGGTCGATCACGTCAGGATTCGCGGCGGCGGCGCTCATCGCTCTCCTTGAGGCTCTCGGTCGGGTTCCAGATGGCGAGCACGCGCACTTGCTTCGAGGCCTTCATCAGCGTGAAGCCTGGCGGAATCGGGCCGGTTCTTCCGGCGCGGCGCGCGTCCGAAGTCGTGGCGTAGATTCCGAGCTTCACGAGGAGCTGCGGCAGGTCCTGCGCGGCGATCGTCTGGTAGAGCTCGGTGGAGCGTCCGTCGCCGAAGAGGAGATCCGCGTCGCCTGGCTCGATCTTGGAGCCTTCGATAATCACGTTCACGGCGTCCTCTTCGGGTAGAGATCTATCGGCTCGGACCACTCCTCGATTTTCGTCCAGCCGTTCTTGGTGCGCGTGGTGCGGCGGAGCTGCCACAGGCGGGACTTGTTCGTGCCCCCGCGCTTGAGCTTGGGTCTACGCCACTCCCAGATCTCCACCATGAGGCCTGCGGCGAGGATGGGGGCGAGATTCGGGTGCGCCTCGATCGCGTCTCTGTGTGGCTTCAGGGAGCCGTAGGAGGCGTTCTGGACGAGGATGGCGCAGCAGGACAGGAGGAGCAGGCTGTCGGCGATCCCGAAGCAGTCGTGGCGCTGGCGGCCTCTCCAGCTCTGCACGGTCTCGCATGGGATGCCGTGCTTGGCACACCACCGGGCGGTTAAGGCGTTCGTGGAGAACCGAGCCATTCTTGCGGCACGGTATCGACCGCTCGAGCGAAAAAGAAGGGAGCCTCACCCGGTGGACGAATGAGACTCCCTTGAACGCTGTACCGGCGCCGGGTACATCGCTGGTGTCTTACTTCCAGGCAGATCGTCGCCGAGCCGAGCCTGCCGTTCAACTCCTAAGTCCACCCCGAGGGATAGTGGCGAGCCCGGCAAGACCCTCCCTGCTGACCCTGGTCGGCACGCGTGAGTCCAAGGCCCCAACGTCCGGCGCTCTGGCCTGAGCGCTGTCCGCGTGATTCTGCGCGTCCGGAGACCACGACTACCGGGGGGTCGCTGCAAAGGTGTGATCGTGGCTCCCTCGGCTAACTGCGTCCGGACGTTCACGGCGAGCCTGGGGCTTCCTGAGAGGCCCCAACTCCAGCACCGGTCCATTCCCAGCGAGCGTCTGGAGGTGCCCGATGGGCACCGATGACACTTACCGAGAACGTACAACACGCCTGCGGCGTGCTCTGGTACCGTTACTCATGTGCTGGGGTCAAGTGATGTGGAGAGGTGCCTCGATCTCGTAGAGGCTGACGGCAGGCGGTGCCTGACCGTAGAGGAGCGGGAGAGCACCGCACGCTTCTGGATGCGGGAGTTCTCTGCCGAGACCCCGAAGGCGTTAGAGGGGGCTGTACTCACCTTCCTCCGGGAGAAGCCCAGAGGGCGCCCGTCCATCGGAGAGATCTGGGCCATCCTCCGCCGAGGTCAGAAGCCCCACAGCCCAGGCGAAGGGGCGCGCGCGCTGGAGCTGCGCTGGGCCTCCGAGATCCTGGAGAGTCCGGAGCGATTCCGGAACCCCAACTACGAACACACGATCCACAGCGCCGAGCGGGTGCTGAGGCGCTGGGGTGTAGCCTCATGGCAAGACGCCATGGCGGAGACGCATCCTGGTTGGACACCACCGATGACCAGAGAAGCCTACCTATGAGCGAAGAGCAGACAGCCGATCCGAAGCCCCGGAAGCGCCGCACCGTGGAGGAGATCCGGGCCTGGCACGAGGCGGAGATCAAGGCGCTCGAGCAGAAGGAGAAGAACGAAGTGCATCGCCTTCTGGCTCACGCACACGACACGCTGAAGCAGGCCGGCGCGCTGAAGGCTGGGAAGACCCTTCCGGTGGCGCCGCTGACATCCACCATCTCGACCTGGATACAACAACTGGTACCGAAGTCGTGAAGCGCCTCGAGATCAGCGCCTCTGCGATCCTCTTCGGGCTCGCCGTCGCATTCTGCTTCCACGTTATCATGCGCGAGAAGCAGCACGTTCTGGACGCCCGCCAGGCGGAGACTCGACCCCTCCAGCCAGCCGCGCGGGTTCCTCTCTCTCCTCCTGGTGACGTAGCGGAGGCGGGCGTCCAGTTTTCTTCTCCAGAGGCTGGCGATGCAGGGCGCACGACAGCCGGCGACGTTGCGGGGGGCCTACACCAGCCGCAGCTAGGCAGCGATCCCGTAGGGCTCGTCACGCCTCTGGAGGCTTTCGATGGCGTGGACGGCGACGCCTTCCAGGCCGACGCATCCGGCCTCTACGCCATGACGACCGAGCTATGGTCGCAGTGCGGGTTCGTGGCGCTGACGACAGAGGAAGCGCGCGCGCTCCTCCCCGTGGCCGGAGATGAGCTTGGGACGCTCCCCACGACCATCTTCGCCCTCGTGGGAGGCTTCCCCACCATGGCGGACTGCGAGGCCGCCTGGCGTGTCCCAGGCGTGCAGCGAGCCAGCCGTGACTTCCTCGTGCTCGAGATCCTCCTGACCGAGATGCAGACGTGCCCACAGTGGCGCAGGACGCCCATGTTCGCCGAGCGGTACGCGAGAATGAAGAGCGAGCGGGCGACGGCGCTCGAGCAGCTCTACGCGGCGTGCGATGCCGCAGGCCCATACAAGAACTGGGCGCTCGTTGGGCGCCTGTTCACGGAGTGGGAGCGCCAGTGACCCCCGCCCCCCAACCGTCGCGCGAGGATGCGCGTCTCCTACTTCGATCACTCGACCTAATCGCTACGCAAGGAGTCAGCGAGGCCGCGAAGGAAGAAGAGATCGCCTGCGCTCTGCGCGCCGCCGAGTCTCGTGGCCGCAGAGCCGGGCTGGAGCAGGCGGCGAATCTTGTGCAGCAGAAGAGGCGGTCGCAGTTCGAACAGGGCTACGACGCTGAATGCGCGTGGGCTGCGAAGGTCCTCGGCTTCACGCTCGACGAGATTGCCTCCCTCGCGTCCGGCTCCGCGGAACAGGAACAAGGCCCGGGTGTTGTAACGGGAGCAGAGGGGCACGCCGCTAGCGGCTCACTGCCTCAAGGAGCAGGTTCGAGTCCTGCCCCGGGCGCCTCTCCAGCCGCGCGCGACGCGGCGATGGTCGAGCGGGCGCGAACGTTCCTACGACAGGAGTTCGGGCAGCTATGCCATCCCGACGCCGTAGAGTCGGAGTCGGCACGCTATACGCGCTTCGCTCGCTCCGAGTGCGCGACCCGCGACGCGCGGATCGCAGACACTGAGCGGCTCTACCACGAGCAATGCGAGCGGACGAACATGCACCGAGGGCGCGTCGCCGAGCTACGACAGACGTGCGAGGACCGTGGCCGTGCGATGGACTCTGCCGAGAAGCGAGTCGCCGAGCTGGAGGCGGAGGTCGAGCGGCTGCGTTCAGCCCCATGGCCTGGGCAAGGCAACGTCGTCTTGGAGGCATATCGAGCCGCCAACGTGGACCCGCACTGTGAGGTGCCGCACGAGGACATGGCCGAATTGATTGATCGCGCCGTACGAGAAAACGACAGGCTTCGCGCAGCAATGGATACCGCCGATCGCGCGTTAGCGTACTGCGATGAACCGCCCAGGCTTGTAGCCGCCGCTAGATCACAGATCCGAGCGGCCCTGCGCCGCCCCGAAGAAGAACAGCCGGGGGCGCCACGGCAAGGCGCCAAGACACCTGACGATCCTGAGGGGCGAAGCCCGCTTGTGCCTCAGGTAGGGGGCAGACCTGCGGGTCGTGCGCCCTCGGCTGCCTCCGCGCCGCCCAACCTCGCCGCGCTGACCGGCCCGTGGAAGATTGAGCGCGACGAGATCGGCCTGGCGGTCGCGCTCAGCCGAGGCGGTGTGTGGGTCGTGCATCTTCGAGAGGGCTCGTTCCGCAACAACAGCGAAGGTGGCGCCGAGGTCGTCTGCGCCGAGCTGAATCGGGCTGCCTCCGCGCCGCGCGAGTACGCGGAGACGCTGGAGTACCTTGAATGGATTGCTGAGAACCACGAGAGGCAGAGCGGGCAGTTCGCGAGCGGCGTTCACTGGCTCGCAACGGAACTAATCGAAAGGCTCCGCACCGCCCCGCTCGCCTCGCCCGCTGGCGGAGAGGCGCGGCCGACATGCGTGTGGTCGCACGACGACGAGGATGGCGACCTCTGGGAAGGAACGTGCGGCGTCGCGTGGAGCCTGCCGAACGGCACGCCCAAGGAGAACGGCATGGGATGGTGCCCGAAGTGCGGGGAGGAACTCGTGGAGTACAGGGCCGAGGACTTCGACGACGCGCCCGACCAGTTGAAAGAACCCGCTCCGCCGCCCGCCACCGGCGACGTGTTCGAGTTCATCCGCATGGCGAACGAGATGAACGACCTGTGCGAGTTGGAGGCACCGTGGCTCGATTCCGCGACCGAGTATCTCCGCTCCCGCTTCGGCGGCTGCGTCGCGGCGCTGGAGAATCTCCACAGAACGACGAGATATCTCGCCACTGCCGGAGGAACCGGAATCGGAACACGAGATGCTCTCAAAGAGGCCGAGCGAGTCCTGTCCGAGCTGCGCGCCGCGGGCGCGAAGAAGAAGGAGTAGAGCCGATGAGCGAACGTCACTATCGCGCCGTCTTCGGCTGGAACAACGGAGCGCCCACTATTGAATCGACAGAGATCCTCAAGAAAACGGCGAAGCGAATAGTCGTCGTTCGCGCTCCGGCCTCGCAGCATCGTGAATACCTAACGCCAGATGAGGTCAGCCTCACAGCAATTGACGCCATCCTCAAGGCGGTCCTCGAAGAAGAGGAGGCCATCACGCTCGCACGGCAAAACCTGGTCAGGCGCGAGCACCGTCTAGCTCAGCTCCGCGAGCTTGCGCGCGAGACGGAGGACTCCAATGGCTAGGGTCGGAAAGAAGCCGAAGGCGGTACGAGTAAGGGAAGGCTGGTACAAGCACTCCAGGACCGGCGTGGAGCTTGCGCGCGTGTTCGTCGAGCAGTGGTGGTCCGTCGTGAAGTGGGACGACGAGGACGATCCGGACTGCTACAAGACGGCAGGGCTGGAACCGATCCGCCCGCTGCCGCGCGCGAAGGGGAGGGGAAGCAAGTGAGCGGCAAGGTCGATCTGCGCAAGCTAGAGCCAATCCGCAAGAGCGTTGCCAGCGTCACGCTCTCTCAGAACGATGTCGGCGAGACTGTCCTGGACGTTAGTTATGGTATGGCCACGCTTACCGTTGTTGTCGATCGTGTGGACCTGAACGACCTGCGCGCGCTAATGGCCCGGCCGCCTGGGCCTGGACCGAAGCGCCACGCCGCGCCCGAGGTGAAGCCGTGACGCCCGCCCCTGAACTCGTCAGCGACGCGCTCACCGTGGCGCGGTGGCGCGACCCGCACATCGAGGAATGGGAGGTTGGCGCGCAGAACGTGCTCGCCGACACCTACGGACGAAACCGTGAGTGGGTCTCCCAGTGCGAATCGCTCATGGTCGAGCGCGGCCTCGGCGAGGCGTACGGGCAACAACTCATGCGTGAGCTATACGATGTCTCCCCGCACCCGCTCGGCAAGGAGCGTCAGTATGTGGTGAGCGGCGAAGAGCTTGCCGCGATCCGCACCGCGCCGCTCTCCACCGTCCTGCGCGCGCTCGCGGCTGTCGTCAGGGCGGAGGGGATGGAGAAGTGCTGGTGATGATCGCCAATCAATCCGGCCGTGAAGCGCGCGAACTGGCTGTCATGTATCCTGGAGCGATCGGACATCTATACTCTCCGGGTGGGCAACGTGGTCCGTTTCCATGCTTCCCGTACGCCTTGGATAATGGAGCCTTCGCGGCGTTCAAGAACGCTACGCAGTTGGATACCGGATCGTGGATGCGCCTGCTCGATTGGGCAGCGTCTAAAGCCCAGCGGCCACTGTGGGCACTTGTGCCCGACTGCGTTGGAGATCGCGGGCGTACACTGGAATTGTGGGATGAGTGGAAGGGCGCGGTCACCTCGCGTGAGATTCCCGCCGCGTTTGCCGCTCAGGACGGCATGACGCCGCGCGACGTGCCGATAGAGGCGTCCGTCGTGTTCATCGGCGGTACGCTGGCGTGGAAGTGGTCGGCGCTGCGCTCGTTCTCCGATGCCGGCTTGCGGTTGCATGTAGGTCGTGTGAATACGCTCGGCGGCCTGGATGCGTGTCTCGCGTGCGGAGTCGAATCGGTGGACGGCACTGGTTGGTTTCGCGGCAACCGGAGACAACTCGCTCGTCTCATCTCTTTTCTGAAGGAGCAGCACCATGGCAACGCAAGCCGACTCCCCTACCCGGCCTAAGCGTAGCCGCGTGGCATTCTCGCTGCACAACCTATGCGGCCATCCGCTAATGGAACTGGCGCACCTAATCGGTGCTGATCGCCTCGCGCGCTGGATTCATAGGGCCACACTTCCGAGCGACTTGCAAGATGCTGGTCGTCTCGCGCTGGAGATTGAGGCCGGCGAGTATCTTGGCCAGGGCGATGCCTGGCTGTCGCAAAAGGAGATCGACGCATCCATGGAACTGTATTGGGCAAGGCTCGCCCGCCGCGCGCAGGATCGAGGTGCCGAGTGACGCTGCCGAGCAAGGAGCGTATGTGCGCGCTACGAGACCAAATTGCATCTACGCAATTCGGATACCTGGACACGCGCGGACCGTTACTGCAACTAGAAGCGCTCGCTCTGCTCGACGCCGCAATCGCGCTGCGGCGTCTGGAGGAGTGGATGGAGCCGGGAGGCGCCCGAGCGCTGTTCGCAATCCACTTCCTCGAAAGTCACCAAGGCCAGTTCGGAGTTGATCTGGTAAACGAAGGCCATGGCGCAGATGGGAAGGCCCACGATCTCTTGGGCGCTATCACCACCGCGCTCGACAAGGCGGGCGCGAAGTGACGCCGCATCTTTGGGTCGTCTGGACGACGGCGATGGTCGCGGCCTACTTCATCGGCCTAGGACGTGGGTACGCGAATGCCACGAAGCTCGTCAAGACGGCATTCGGAAGCGCAGAACACCCGCGCCACAGCGACGCGGGCGCAACAGAAAGACCCTGACATGAAGTATTCCCTTGTTGCGATGGCCCTACTCGGGCTCGCTGCGGCTGCGGAAGCCGGTGACATCCCCAACGACAGCCAATGGTCGGGAGGAGGTGGGGACGAGACGATCACGGTCGGTGTCACCGACGATCCGGCCACAGCCGGCGGGTCCGTCTTTTACAGCGTGAGCGACTCGACAGGCGGCAGCGCCGCAGTCCCCGGCGACATGGGCGCCAACGGCTCTGATCTCCACCCCACGGTCTCGACCGGCGAGGAGACGAGCACGACTGGCGGCAACCACTACCGCGCCAACGGCGGCAAGATGCAGCGCAAGGCGCGCGACGGTCAGTGGAAGGACATGAAGCTGAAGAAGAAGCACACCCGCAAGGGTGGGCACTCGGATCACCTTCAGGCGGGTCAGCCCGCGCCGCACGACGGCTGGCTGTTCTCGCCCACGCATCGCACCATTCGGCTCTTCAAGGCGCAGGCAGCGCCGTGGAGCGGCTGGTTGACCGGCGGCGAGGAGATTACGAGCCTCCCAGAGTAAATCGCCACGTTGGCGATCCGCAGCCCAGGTGATGTGTAGCGAGCACGCCTGGGCTGTGGCTTTTCCACACACGAGCACGAAAGAAAGCATGAAGATCAAGGACTTGGAAGTCGTCCGGTACAGGGTAGAGGAGCCGCTGCATCTGCCGGCGCAGCCTGGCTGCGAGCGCTACATCCACACGCTCGTTGGAGACGGCACCGTCACCACGATCTTCGATGAATTCGCCCTCGGCGCGAGGCGTTCCATCTTCGATCCGCCTGTCTTTGGGATACTCTTCCATGGATCGGTGGCGCTCACGATTCTTCCTAGAGGAAGCATCGATATCCTGGTGGCTACGGCGGTGGTGACGCCAGATGGCGTGGATATCTCGTCTGTCGATCCGAAGGTCCACCAGATCGGGGAAGGGAACCATGCCCGCACGGTCTACGAGATCCTGGGCGGCGACGGCCCTTCGCAGCGCCTGCGCTGCGGCGAGACGGTGAACGCCAAGGGCGGGTGGTCCTCCTGGCCTCCGCACAGCTTCGACCACTCGCCCGAGCTGGCGGACAAGTTCGAGGAGATCTTCGTGTGCTTCACGCGGCCACGGAACGGCTACGGGCTCATGCGCCGCAAGGGCGTTTGGAACGACGGCAGCGCGGTCGATGACGTGATCGCGGTGCGCTCGGGCGACATGCAGCAGGTGCCCCTCGGCAGCCATCCGATCGTGGGCGCTCCGGACACCGAGTTGATGTACGTCTGGTTCTATCTGTCGCCCGTTCCGAAGATCTACGCCAAATGGGCCGAGGACGTAGGTGGGTACCAGTGAGGGTCGTCGTCACAGGCGCGCTCGGAGACATCGGGTCGGCGGTCGTGAAGCACCTCGCGGCGCAGGGCCACGATGTCATCCAGGGCACACGCGAGGTGTGTGACGTGACCTCGCTAGACAGCGTGCGCTCGTTCCTGGGGATGGCTTGGGGAGCGGAGGGCTTCGATGCCCTCGTGACGTGCCACGGCGCTCCAGGCTGCATCAAGGCGTCCTGCGACCTCACGGACGAGGAGTTCGGGCGCGTGCTCGAGATCGACCTCATTGGCACGTTCCGGGTGTGCCGCGAGGCGGCCAGGTACATGCTGGCGCGCCGGAAGGGCGCGATCGTGAACGTCTCTTCGATCCACGCCCTGGCGGCCTACCCCGAGCGGGCCGCGTACGCTGCGGCGAAGGCCGGGGTGTGCGGGCTGACACGGGCGCTCGCCGTCGAGTGGGCCTTGAGGGGCATCACCGTGAACGCCGTGCTGCCGGGCCAGGTCTTCGACACGCGGCGCACGGATAAGGTCTTCTGCTCACGCATGATCGACCGCTCTCCGAGTGGAGCGCTCGTCTACCCGGACGACGTGGCGGCTGCGATCCTCATGCTTTTGACATCCAAGGGCATCACCGGCCAGTGCCTGGCGGTGGACGACGGCTGGACGGCATCTGGCTACTTCAAGTCCCACACATGAGCTGGAAGTGCCCGGAACGGCCAGAGAGCGTCGTCGCGCAGGCGTACAGGCTCGCAGTGCCATTTGGCCCGTTCACGCGGGTCGTCGAATTCGGCACCAACAGGACGCTGGCCATCACATACCTGAGTACCAGCGAGCTGGAGACGACCGAAGAGCGCCTCCTTGGATCACAGAGGCCGCTTCCGTATCCAGCAGACCTGGTAATCGCGCTGCATGTGCTGGAGCATACCGAGGACACTGGTACGGCGGTGGCTGATCTGTGGAGGTGCTCTACAGACTACCTTCTGGTGGAGGTTCCGGCGCTCGAAGCGGAGACGCCAGAGCAAGCCTTCGACGATATAAACCCAGGGCATCTACACCATCTGTCGATGGGCGACCTGATCCAGGCAGTCGGAGGGGCAGTTATGGCGTGCGAGGCTGTTCGGCATGGACCTTGGCCATGCAATCGCCTACTCGCACATCGGAATGGTGCTTGCCTAGCGGCCAAGCAGACAGCCGCAGATATCATCTACGGGAAAGTCGCTGAGATTATCTCGAAGAGTGCGAACGCCGGGGATGCGTACCTAGGCGATGGATACTCGATGCGGCAGTTGTTGAAGGCTGGAGTCCCAGCTCTTCCGGTGTACGACACGTTCAAGCGACCAGCGCCGGAATACTTCAATGGGAGGTTTATCCTTACGCCACGATACTTGCCGACGCGCCTAGAGATGATCGAAGGCCTCAATCACACCCAGAGTTACATAGACCCATGGGAGAAACTTGCGCACACCTAACGAATTGATCTCCGAGATAGAGCGCATCCGCGCCCGCAACAACGGCGCCTGGATGGACCTGGTGCGCCTAGCCTGGAAAGAGGCACCTGACGAGGCGCGCAAGATCAGCGCTGCGATCACGGAGAACGATGCGGCCATCCTGGAGCTCTCGAAGGAGATGGCGCAGCCGCGTGAAGCGCCCGTCGTGCGTAACGGCGTGCTCATCCCCGGTGGCGGGATCCTGCACACCTACGCTGTGAAGGAGGCGCTCGCTCTCGGTCTGGTGCCGATCGTCACAGACAGGGATCCGAAGTGCCCATGCGCATCCATCCCAGGCGTCGTGTTCCATGAGATGGACTGCTACGACACGGAGTCCCATGTCGCGTTCACCACGAAGCACAAGACGGGCCTGATTGGGGCCTTCTGTGGAGGGGCGGAGACGCACGAGCAGGTAGCGGCGGCGGCAGATGTGCTCGGATCCACCTGGGTGAAGCCGCGCACGTCACGCATCTGCCGTGACAAGACGACCTGCAAGCTCACTCTGCTTGATGCCGCGATCCCTACGGCAAAGTTCGTAGAGAGAGGACCGGCGATCTTCAAGCCGGCGCGCGGCTCAGGCTCGCGCGGCGTGCGCCGCTGCCTGGTGTCATCTGGGACGACCGGCGGGCACTTCGAGGAGATCCTGGAGGGGCCGGAGCAGTCCGTCGAGATCCTGATGGTGCCAGGCCGCCAGTGGCACGGCGTGAACGTCGTGGACCGCTACTTCGCCTGGGTCGATGACCAGCCGCTCGAGTGGGGGCACACGAACCCGGCACGGCTTGCCGAGGACCAGATCTCGGAGCTCTACAAGCTCACCTACAACACCGCGCGCGCCGTGGGCGCTGACGTGGGCTTCTTCAAGTGCGACACCATCTGGACGAAGGACGGGCCGAAGGTCCTGGAATGCACCCCGCGCCTCTCGGGGGGCTTCGACAGCCAGCTCTCGACCCCGTGGTCCTCTGGCCGCAACCTGCTCCGGTACGGCCTCCAACTCGCCTGCGGGCTGCCGCTCGACGATAGCTTGCTCGAGCACAAGCGCCGTGAGTCCGTGACTGTCATCCACAGGCCTCACCTGGCGACGCTGTGAAGAGCCCGGAAGATGTCACACTGAGCGACGCGCTCGAGCTCGCCGAGCGCCTCTCCTACAAGCCCGGCACGGGCTTCTCCGCGAAGCTGCACCCGTGCGTTGATGGGGTGCCAGAGATCGTCATCTTGATCCTTGAGTACGAAGGCCCTTCATCGACCGGAGACGGAGACATCAGGCTCACTTTCCAGCGCCCGTATGGAGGGGCAGACCTGATGGGCGAATTCCAGGCTCTAATCGACTTCTACGAGAAGCACGAGCGCGATGAGTGGCTCAAGCTGGACGGCAGGCGCCTCGTGGATCCACACCCCGAGCTCAAGCCTGGCTAGTGCGCGCGCGCCTCTCACGTCGGAGCCTTCTTCGGCGATCGACCGAAGACTCGTAGGTGACGACCGAAACGTGCCACTCACGCACCTTCGTCGGGTCGATCGGCTGCACTCCCGGCTGCCTGTGCCAGAACCGGCGCGCGCGCTCAGCTCTTCGCTTCGTGCGCTTCGACTGACGGATGCTGGGGTGACTCATCTAGAAGATCCCACCCACTACGGCGCGCGCCTTCTGTGCCAGGAGTCCCTCCAGCTCCGCCACACGAATCCGCAGCGCCACGATCTCCCTGTCCTTCTGCCAGCGCCGCTCCCTGTGGTATGCGAGCCGGCACACGGCGCAGTACCCGCAGTTCTTGGCCCTAGGCCTAGCCCTGCACTTGCAGCACGGTCCTGAGCCCACACGCGACCTCTTCTTCTTGGTCACGCCTCTGTCTTCCGCTCCAGCGCGCGCCGGGCGTGCAGATACGGGCATTCTTCGAGTTCGTAGTGGTGAGCGCACATGTCCTCCTCGCACCGGCACATGATCTCGCGCAGCGCCTCCTCGAGGACCTGCTCGCGCGTCTTGGACTGCTCCTGCACCTTGAGCCAGGCTCTGCCCTGGCTCTCGCAAAGATCGATGTAGTCAGCGAGCCACGCCGGCTTCGTCCACGTCCGCACCTCACCAGGAGTAGGTTTGGTGAGGACCTGTTCCTTCTCCCTCACGGTGGAAAAGAGGGCGATCCTGGTTGCGCGCTCCGTGCCGCTGAACCACCCATCGTCGTATGCGCTGGCGTTGTCCTGGCGTGGCTTGCCTGAACTGATCGCCTGCGCGATCTCCTCCGCCCGCGCGTCGGCGGCCTCACGCGCGAGCTTGATCGCCTGCATGGAGGACACGCTCTGTTCACTCGGACCGAATCCCAGCTCACGCGCCCGCTTCTCTATGTCCATACACTGCATTGTACCGCACAATCCAGCGCCCAGTTTGCATTAGATCGGCTGAAGCCGTGATTAAGTGGAAGGACGGTACCGAGAATAGGATCGCCCCATTCCACGCACCGCCTCTCTAGAGGCCTAGAAGGCCATACCCACCCCCAACCAGGGACTCCTAGGGTGTCTCAGGGACTCCTACAGGACCCCCTGTCTGTTCGACGAGATCCGCAGTGACGGGCTGCTCTAGATCTACCGAGACGGGCTGTCCCACAATCGGAGTCCCATCATCCTGCGCCCGCGAAGCGCCTGGCGTGGCCCTGAGCATGGTGAGGGAGGCGCCCCCTGGCGTGAGCTCGAGCTTGAGGCCCTCGAGCACCTGCTTGCCCTGTGCTGCGTCCTGGGGGACGGGGTACAGGCGCTCCAGGATGTCACGCCGTGCGGCTGCATCCCCCTTGGCGGCAGCCTTGAGCCATCCCAGCACGATGCGCTCGCTCCACGTCCTGGTGCTCCGCTTGGCACTAGGCGCTCCCAGATGCTCTAGGAGCTGGGCTTCGATTGCATGAGCTCTGGTGCCTTTTCCGTCTTTGGTGAGCCCAGAGGGGTTCCCGGAGGTTCCCTTGGCCCATGGGGGCATGAGGAAGCCGCCCTTGTGAGGGATAGCACCGTGAGGGATCGGTAGACCGTGAACGGTGATGGTGTCGGCGTCCGTCATGCCTGGGATGCTAGCCGTCAGTCTGGAGTCTTTGGAGAGGGTAGGAGACGGCGCGGGATTGTACGGCACAATCTCTCAAGGTGAGGTAGTCTTGAGGTCGATGGGTCAATCTAGCCGCGGGCGATGGTGCTTGCGGCTTCACCTGAGAGGGCTGGAATGGAAGCGAAAGGGATATGGCGTGGAACGTCGCGGCCTTGCGACATGGTTGCCCAAGGGCAGAGCCCGGTAGACGTCGTGCGCGTCTACGCGCTCGTCTCGCTCGAGGGGACTGATTGGCGCGTGACTTTCTACCCGGAGGGTGGGACGGAAGTCTCCGAGAGCATGAGAGTGAACGACCGCAGCGGCTGGTATGTGCCATCGAGTGGCCAAGACGAGACGATCGACCGCGTAGTAGCCGCTGCGCTGGCTTCCGTGGGTGGCGTGCATCCGTTCAAGGTGAGGAGTTGAGTCCATGAAACGAGAACTAGGCTACGGCGTGGAGGACTTGACGGAGACAAGGCCTTGGGAGCGGTTCGAGCTCGTGGGGCCGGAGGAGCAGCGACGGACGTGGGAGATTGCGTCGCTGGCCTTGTGCGCCCTGGGAGTAGGCGTGTGCCTGCTCTTGGGAGGGTGCAAGGGGAGTGAGAAGGGGCAGGCGATCCCGGACGTAGCCGGGCCTTGCCCGCCGGCACCAGAGCTTGCCATGAGCGCGGTGCGGTTGGTGGACGGCAGCAACCTGTACATCCTGAGGAGGGTGCGTTGATGGGGACCGGAGAAGTACCGATCAAGCGGCTGGAGCCGATTGACATCGCGGCATACGCGAAGCAACACGACAAGCTCGCCCAGCTCGGCGCGAGGGTGCTGGAGATCCTGCGCGCTACCCCGTGGCTTCCGACTGCGATAGACACGCTTTCGGAGCACGATGCGGCGAGCCTTGCGCGTGGCTTCCATGCCATCGCACGCTCGCTCGGCCTGCTCGGCGAAGGCGAGGCGAAGCCGTGAGCGACGCAAGCACGACGGAACGGCGCCGCAAGGCGAATGCAGAGCGGGCGCAGAAGGCCGCGCTCGAAGGCTACAACGGGTGGGACAACTACGAGACGTGGTGTGTCCACCTGTGGCTAGACAACGATCAGGGCTTGCAGGAGCAGGCGCAGTTCCTGGCCAGGAGCCAGGAGAGCGGAACGACGGCCGAGGAGCGGCTCAAGACATGGGTAGAGGAAGATCTCGTCCCTGATCTTGGGGCGAGCTTCGCGGCTGACCTGCTCGGCACAGCGCTGAGTGAGGTGAACTGGACCGAGGTCGCAGAAGCGTTCCGGGAGGACCAATGAGCAACCTAAGCGAAGCGCGCTGCGCCTCATGCCATCGGATGCGCTCAGACGTGTTCAACTGCGGACCGATGGAGAGCATCTGCACGAGCTGCGCGTGGGACCTGGACACGATCCGGCTCACCGACGAGCAGGCCGACCGCGACCGTGACGCGCGTGCCGTGGGCGGTACGCGAGAGGCGACAGAGCGTTCCGAGCAGGAGCGCCAGGAAGAACGAGGGGGATGGCGATGACCGATCAAGGGCTGCACGACACCACGCAATCCCAGGACTGGCAGGGCGGGCCGGAAGACCTGGAACGGTTCACGCACGAGCAATCCGAGCACGTCTATCGGACCGCGCTGCGCGTGCTCGAGGACTACGGGATCCCGTTCCTCCGCGCCGTCATACTGGCCGAACACATCCGAACGAAGGTGCGCGAATGATCGTAGAGGCACTCAACGCGGCATATAGCGCCACAGAGAAGCCGGACAGCTCTCCATGGTTCCCACGCGCATCAGGCTGCGGCGGATGCTTGCGCGAGATGGCGCATAGGCTGGCAGGATTCGAGGGCAGGCCGGACAGCCCAGAGTCGCTGCGCGTGTTCGAGCTAGGACACCAGCGCGGCGCAGCGCTGGAAGCAGTGGCGAAGCGTTGTTGGCCGGATGCTGTCCTCCAACTCGAGGTCACGATTCCAATCCCAGGCGTCGAGCGCCCGATGCTCGGTCACCTGGACCTGTGGATCCCGAGCCTGCGAACCATCGTGGACTTCAAGACGGCTGGCGGGTTCAAGATGGGGCTGCTCGCTACGGGCGCAGAGGGCGCGGGCGAGGACTACGAGCTCCAGCTCCAGGCCTACCGTCACGGCGTAGCGCGAAACGCTAGCGTCTTCGTGACGGCGGAGGATGGCACTGAGCATCTGGTGCATGGATTCCTAGCACCGGAAGCCATCCGCTGCCTGCTCGTGTTCGAGGCGAAGGACTCGGACGCACGGAAAGGCGTGACGGCCGGGCAGCTCGTGGAGCTCGAGGTGCCCCACACGCCCGAGCTCGAGGCCCGCTTCCAATCCAGGCTAGCGGCGCTCTCCGTCATGCTCCAAGTACACGCGGCCGGACGACTCGATCCCAAGATCATCCCAGGGATGCCCGCCAAGCACTGGCGCTGCAAGACGGCGAAGGACGGGCGCCCGCTCTACTGCTCCATCGGCCCCACGGTCGGGGAGTGCGGATGAAGCGCAAGGTGAAGACCAAGCGGCGACGCAGGGCGCACGCGCATCCGTTGATCGAACACATCCTCCGCCAGACCCTCAGGCGCAAGCCCACGAAGGCCGAGATGCAGCTAGCCGTCTACGTCTTCCACTACGGCGACTGGGCCAAGCCATGAGCAACGCTATCGGTGTCTGGTGTGCAGCCGGCTCCAAGCTCCTCGCACCCATCCACGACGTGCCTCTGCTGCGCCTTGTCTCCAGACGCATTGGGCTGCCCGCCACGGCGCTCATCCCGTGGGCTAGTGATCTAGACCATCTGGACGCCGAAGTGCGCTCCTGGAAGGGCCTATTGCGTGTGCGTCGATGCTGGCCCGAGGAGCGCATCGCGATGCGGGACCTCGTGGTGGCGTCCGATGCATCGATAGGAGTGCTCATCGATGGCGCCTGTGGGGTGATCGACGAGGACGAAGTGCGCCTCGCGCTAGCCAGACTCGAGGGCAGTGCCGAGCGCTACGAGTCGCCCCGGATCAAGGGCTTCAAGCGTGCCGGCTGGCTCACGATCAACGACACCGAAGAGTGGGCCGCGCCCTGCTCCCTGGACGAGCTGCGCAAGCTGCTCGGGCCGAACGAGCTGGACGCACGGATGGCGCAGGTTCTGGCCCGCCGAAAGCTCAACAGCTAGAGCGAGAGCAGGGCGATCACCTTCATGTCGAACACGACCGGGATGTAGCCCTGGCTCGTGTGCGGCAGGAGGTAGCTCAGCCGGTAGACGTGCCCACCCTCCCATGCCACGTCGTTCGAGCTCACGGCGTCCCGGAAGTTGTACCCGTCGCTGTCGATGTCCCACGTCTGGAGCGCGTTGAACAGCACGTTCGCCACCGCCACGGTGTTCGAGAGCACAGCCGTCGCAGGCGTCAGGCTGCTCATGTCGTAGACGCGCCGCTGCACCATGCCCGAGAAGTCGGCTTGGCTCACGATCGCCCCGTCCTTGTCCACGACTCGAGCGGTGGGGTACTTCGTCCCCGCCTCGAAGCGCTCACCCTGGAAGACGACCGGAGAGATCGGCATCAGTACCCGTGCCCCTTCTTGTAGCGGGCGCTGGGCCTAGCGCCCTTCAGGATGCCCGTGCCCTTGTCGTGGCGGTTGAACTCACAGGCCACCTTCTTCGGGATGCCGAGCTTCGAGGTGCCATGACACGAGGCTGCCATCGCGCGGGCTTGAGCGGCTGAGGTAGAGGGCATGGGGTGCTCCTTGGCGTCTAGGGTACTCGGAGAGGTCAATAGATCCACCCAGCAGGGTCGGCCGTACCGAGAGAGGCAGCGAGCGCCATCTTCGTCGCGAAGCCATCCACGATGGTCTCCGTCTCACTCAGGGCGAACGTCTGCTCACCGTGCATGGCGAACGCATCTGTGAGGCTCTCTGTGTCGCCCGAGGCTTCCTTGAGGGCGAAGACGAACCCATCGCTCAGCGTCTCGGTCTCGCCCTCCACCTGGGCCAGGGCGATGCCGAGGGCCGTCAGCGTCCCGGGCTCGGATGCCACAGAGAAGAGCAGGCCGAAATTCGCGCCGGTCCCGCCGGCCCATGTCGCGCGCTGCACGACGTTGCCCTGGTGGTCATATTGGAGGACGGCCACGTCCTCTTGCCGCGTGTGCGCGTCCGTCGTGGCGCGGTCGGCCGGGATGCTGATGCCCTCGCGCGTGTGCCAAGCGATTGCGCGCGAGGCGTAGCTTCCCGTGACGAAGTATGACATGCAGGACGCGAGCGGTCCGTCCTGTTGAGCTGCATCGACCGCCGTGAGCAACGTGCCCATCCCGAGCACCATCCCAGGAGTGAACCCGTACGCCGTGAAGTTCTGGAGCGTCTCGGACGCGGCGAGCGAATGGTTGGCCACCCCCAGGCGAACGACACCCGAGAACTTCAGCGCCAGGTAGTGCGCGTTGACGGTCCCGGCGTCCGACTGGTGCGTGAAGCCGGAGGCCGGGAAGGCCGAAATTGTCGATACCTCGCGGGCGCGAGTACCGGAGTTCATGTGTCCGAAGGCGTTGGCGCTGCGGATAAATCCGTCTGCGTCCGTCGGCTCCGTCGCGTCGTCAGCGTTGATGTGCGCGCAGACTTGGGCCAGCGATGCCTTGACCGCGAAGCCGATGTTCGGGAACGCGCCGATCCCGTTGGCCGGCGCTGTGCTGTTGGCGGTGTCGGATGCCGCGAAGATGACGAGATCCGGCGAGAATGTTCCAACGCCTGTATTCCCTACGGGTTCGGTCGCGCTGCTCGTGGTGGAGGAGACCGCATCGGCTGCGGCCCGAGTTAGGCCCGCGAACAAGATGGCCGTGATCTTGCCGGTGATGGTGCATGTGGTGACGTTCATGCGAACGCCGCCAGCGATGGACGAACCGTACTGGGCCTCAAGCACGACGGTGCCGGCGAGCGTCGTGTCCGTCAGGCTGATCGCGTGCGCGGTCGTCGTTGAGAATCCGGTCGCTGGCCCGGTGCCGTTGCCGTCCTCCGAGAAGGCCGACAGGGCTTGGTTTCCGCTCGCACCCGAACCGCTCTCGGCTGACACGAATCCGATGCCGATGTCCGCGCCAGCGCGGTCGGAGTTGTCGGTCGTCTCGCGCGTCACGAAGAAGACTGCGGCCGAGAACGCCTGCGTGATGGAAGGGTCGGTGAAGTCGAGGTTGCCGGTGGCCGAGACCGTCTTCGTGACTACCGCGATCTGGTCAACCATCGACTTCACCTCGCGCTACACCAGCGCCGTAGGTGAACCCAGCCTCAGCGCCCGCGCCCATGAGCGTCCCGCGATTGATGCCTCGGAATCCAGCAGCGGTCACCAGCACCGCTCCGTCCGTGATCGTCTCCGTGTCCCCGGACGAGAACACCGTGCCGAGATAGAGGAACGGCGTGTCGGTGATGGTCTCGGTGTCGTTCCCGAGCAGCGTGCCTGTGAGCGAGAAGCGCAGGCCGTCGTCGATCGTCTCCGTGTCGCCATCGACGAAGAGCAAGTCCCCAGCCGAGACCGTGACTGCCACGAAGTCATCCGTGATCGTCTCTGTGTCCGAGAAGGACACAGGCGCAGCAGCCAGCGCAGCGAACGAGTCGTCGATCGTCTCGGTGTCCGCCGATGGGAACGCGAGCGTCGTGACGACGAAGACCGCGCCATCGCTGATCGTCTCCGTGTCGGCGCTGGCTTGCGCCAGCATGAACGCGGTGCCGTCCGCGATCGTCTCGGTCTCGGCGTTGGCCGAGACGGCTGCCGTGAACAGCGCAACGAAACCGTCACTGAGCGTCTCGGTGTCGTTGCCGAAGAGGAGCGGCACCTCCTCGATCGCCATGTAGGCGGTCGGGCGGTCGTCGCCAGGCGTGGTCGTCGCCGTCGTGACGTTGCCCGTCCAGCCAGTCGCATCGAACGATGTGAACGTCGCACGCCAGTCATCGACTGCCGCCGTGCTCGGGATGCGGATGATGTCCGTGGCAGAGCTGGTGCAGCCGGCGCTTGATGTCGCCTGGTTGTCACGCCAGAAGCTCGTCCCAATCCCATTGCCGCTAGCACACGCACCACCAATGCAGAGCTGCCCAGCGCCGCTGTTGATCGTGTTGATGTTCCCGACGCGGGTGCCGGCGATGAAGAGCGCGATGGGACGGAAGCCAGGATCCGTGCGTGAGAAACTCCCTGAGGTCGAGGCCGGCAGCGTAGGAGCTCCAGCCCACACGCGGGCGCCGATCTTGAACGAGAAGAGCATGACGCCGAGCGCGCCAGTGCTGCGTGTCGTGAGATCAAAGCCCGTTGAGTTATAGGCGGTGACCTCGAGCGTTTGCCCCTCACTCACGACGCCGGCCGTGCTCGTGAGTTGCACACTGACGCGATCGTTGTGCGTCTCGCAGCCGGCGGATGTGGATGTGGCCTTCCTGTTCTCCGCGCAAGATGTCGTACACGCTTGCGTGATTGACGGCAGACGCCCGGAGAATCCGACGGAGAGCATCCCTGGAGCGGACTGCCCATCCGCCACGAAGGCTTGGCCGACCGAGACCGCGATGATCCCGTCTGGGGTGGTGCCAAGCGCTGTAGAGGTGCTGACCGTGTTGATGACGGCCGAGCTCGTGATGTCTTCGACCGCGCACGCGAAGACATCTCCGTAGAAGAGATAGATCTGGCCGACGACGGCGATCGCCGAGTCCCATGTGATCGAGATCGAGTCTGTGCCTAGCGCTGTCGCCGCACCTTCCGCGCCGAGGCCCAGGTTGCCGGTCGCGGTGAACTGCGCCACGGTCGCCGTGTCGAAGCGAACGCCGGTATCAGCGCTCGCGGTGGCGACGTTGTTCTCGCCGTAGTCGCACACAGCGCGCTGGTTCGTGCCGTCGTACATGCCGACGCTGATGCGCTTCGGCGTGGTGATGCTGTCGGCCGCCCCGCTCGCCGTGAGCACCACGATGGCGCCCTTCGCCGTGAGGCCCGTGGGCTGGGACGAGACGGTGTAGGTCTTGGAGCCTGCGGCCGTCGTCTCCGCTACGTCGATCTTCCTGATGGCCCAGGCGGCCATGGGCCTACGGAGAGTGTGCTTGGATCCAGGCCCGATGAGCTGCAACGCGCGTAGCCTGCCCTGGATCGGCGATCAGGTTCACGCTCTCTCCTGGATTGGCGTTCAGGTCGTAGAACTGCTCCCCGTCCGGGATCGTGTCGCCATCTGTGTCTAGCTGGCGCAGCTTGTAGCCGTCGGCCGAGAGCGATGCCCGGTCTCCGTCAGGGGTGCCCCAGGCTGTCCCGAGCAGAACGAAGTCGTGCGGCGCGAAGTGAGGAACGTCGTCGAGGATGGGCATGAGCGAGACGCCATCCGCCACGGCCGTACCTCTGGCCTCCTCCACGCAGGTGGCGAAGATGTCGGCGATGTGGACGAGATCGTTGGCATCGCGGCCACCGTTCGTCACTCCTGCGCCGGCCACGATGAGCGGCACCTTCACGCCGCGCTCGAAGGTGGTGCCCTTTGCGCGGTTCTGCTCGAAGCCACCCACGACGCCGCCAGGCGTGCCGTTGTCTCCGATCACCCAGACCTGCGTGCTCGCCAGATCGACCACGGTGAGCATGTAGCCGATCAGCTCGTCATAGGCGCGGATCATGGCCTCGTACTTAGCGCGCTGCGTGGGCGTCAGCGGGTAGCCCGTAGGGAGCAGCCACGAAGGCGGCCGATGGTAGGGGCCGTGCGGGAGGTTGATGTTCACCACGGCGAGGCGCGGCTGCGTGGCGAGCGTCCAGCCGTGGACGAACTTGTCGGCCACGAGGAAGGGCTCGTAGAGCTTCTGGAGCTGCGAGGTGCAGCCGCTAGGCGTCGCGTTGACCTCGAGCCAATCGTTGTAGTCGTTGCCCCCGCACTCATCTACGTTGCCGGGCTGGCCCTCGTACCAGTAGGCGTAGCCCTGCGTGAGCGGCGCGCACTCCCAGGCCCCACCTGTCTGGTTGCCGCCGATGTGCCACTTCCCGAAGAAGGCAGAGGCGTAGCCGGGCAGCGCCTCGGGCAGGAAGACCTCGGAGAGCGGCGGGGTGTTGGCCTCAGGCGGGAAGCAGACGCGGCCGTTCCCGGTGATCCACCAGCGGCCGGTGTTCAGCGAGCGGCGCGACGGAGAGCAGAACGGGTTGGCGTACGCGCTCGTGAAGCGCACGCCCTGCGCGGCGAGGCCCTCGATGTAGGGCGCATCGACACCACTCGGGACATAGAGGCCCATGTCCTTCGTCGCCACGTCATCGAGGACGATGATTAGGACATCGGGGCGCGTTTGGAGCGCCAGCGCCAAGAGGAGCGAAAGCACCGCTGCTCACGTTCCGAGGAAGGTGTGATTGATGTACACGGTGAGCGTCAGCGAGCTCGTCTTGTTGATGAACTGCGCCGTGGTCAGCGTCTTGTAGGAGAGGAGCTGGCCGCTCGAACTGGTGGCGCCATTGAAGCGACAGATGCCGAGCGCGCGGATCGTGTAGTTGGCCTGCGAGGTCGAGTAGACCCGCTTGTACGTCACGGCGTCGATCGTGCGCCCCGTGTTGTCCGTGTCTGAGTCGGCCGTCTTGGGATAGCCCGAGGCGAAGGACTGGCGCCCGGTGTAGGTGCCGCCCAGGCCGACGAACTTCCCGAACGTGGCCGTCTTGCCGCCCGAGGCCACGGTGATCTTGTAGCTCTTGGCTACGACCATCATGCCCTTGTTGAAGGTGAGCGTCGGCGTCTCGACGGCACCACGCTGCGCGTAGTACTTGTCGCCCTGGTCCGTGACGATGTTGGGACCGACTTCGACGGCCTGCACGACCCTGCCAGTGCGCGCGTCCTTCGTGACGAGCACGCAGGTCTCACGGAAGCGCTGCTTCTCTCGGCCGGTCTCGTCGTGCTTATAGAAGGCGGGAGCCGCTACGGTCTTTTGCTGAGCATCCATCGTTCGATCCTTGCGCCGTTGGCGCGGTAGTGGCGCATCGAGAGAGCGAGCATCTTGCGCTCGACTTCCCAGCGGAACTGGTAGCCCTCGTCAGGCGCTTCCTGCCAGTCCTCGAGCATGGGGCTCGAGTTGCCGGCGAAGTCTGCGCCCAGGAGGTTGATCTTCGTGGCGCCTGCCGAGAGGAGCCAGCCGAGGAGCGAGAAGAGGGTGGGGACCACGGGCGCGAGCCCGTTCTCGTCCTTCATCTCGTCCATCGGGGTCTCGTGCCAGGCGTAGAGGCGTTCCATGGCGCCCGGCTCGATGTACTTCTGCCAGAGGATGACCTTGCTGTCGGTCGTGAAGAGCTTGGTCTCGGGCGGGAGGTGCGGGATGGACCACTCCCAGAGGTTCCTGGGGTCGTCGATCGCCGCCCACATGTCCACGGGGACGTAGCCCGAGAAGGCGAGCGCCCGGTTGACGGCCACCACAGGCCCCTCGAGCAGGCTCCCCTCCAGACGCTCTGGGTTGCGCCAGGAGCTAGGCCCCTCGCAGATGACGTTGACGGCCTCGCAGGGTGTCTCAGGCCAACTGGCGGCGAATGCGGGCGTCTGGGGCTCTAGGATCGTCTCCGGCACGCCGGAGAGCCTAGATAAGCGTTCCGCGCCTGATTAGGATCCCTCAAGATGGTCGGACGAAGATCTTGGAACGCTGACGAGCGGCGCAGCCTCTCGGAGCACTTCAGCGCGATCGACAGCTCGCGGCTCCAGCGGCTGATCGAGGATCGCTCGGTGAAGGCCATCCGAGACCAAGCGCGCCGCATGGGGCTTAAGAAGTGCCACGAGCGTCTGCGTGAACTCGGCCGAGAGAACGTCGAGAAGCGCTGGGGTCCGCTCAGGACCCCGCCCGACATCAGCACCTAGGAAAGGGGCTGGCTGCCCTCGTGCTGAAGGGCGGAAGGAGGGTCAATCCAGCCCAGGCCCCTGCGTGCCTAGGCCGTCTTCACGGGCAGCCAGCCTTGAGCAATCCTACCAGGCGGCAGCGGTGAAGCAAGCTGGGCGCTAGTTACCGATCTGAAGGCGGCGGGTGGGTCACCCTGGTCCCCACGATCGCCTCCAGGGCCGTCAGGCGCTGCGCGCAGTCCTCCATGGCCTGTAGGCGCGTCTCGACCCTGGCAACCCAGAAGGCGGCCGTCCAGACGCCCCCACAGATCACGAGCAGGAGCCCGATTGTGACTGCCGACGCATGGTCGATGACCGCATTCCGCGCCTTTTGGATCACGGCGTAGACTTGGTGGCCTTGACCTTGCGTGACCGGATTCGCTTGCGACGTACTCGTGAGTGCGTCTTACGTTGCGGAGTCTTGGGCATCGTTACGATCCGTTCAGGTAGGCCAACTCGGCCTCGATGGAGGGGGTGATGACAGGATCGTCCATCTCCAGAGCCAGCATGTCCAGCGCCTCCCGGTAGACGGGATCCGCTATGGCGACTTGTGACAGGACTTCCTCGATCCAGGAGCGCGCCGGGTAGCCGGCGTCGAGCAGCGCGCACGCGAGGTTGAACCAGTCGGCGATGTCGGCGTCGGCGCGCTGGAGGATCTCGGTCCGCACGCCGATCTCGGCGTCCCACTGCTCCGCGTCGGCGTAGGCGTCAGCCTCCTCGTCCGGATCGTCACACGGATCTACGAAGGCCCAGCCCTGGTCAGGCGCGTCGCCGAAGACACCACGCGATGTAGCTCCACGCCACGAGCGGGAACGTCAGGACAGCGAAGAGCCACACGAGCAGCCTCCTCGCGCGCAGATTCACGGCTTCGGCACCGCCTGCACGATGTACTTCGACAGCGGGATCACGGCATCGTGCGTCGGGATGCCGGCCTCGAAGGTCACGTCCACGCCGAGCGCCTGCGCGTACTCCTTCGCCTGCGGCGTGTTGTTCTCGCGCACCGTGAGGCTCGGGATGTTGCTGAGCTGAAGCTGGAGGTTCTGCCCGTATACGGCGTTCTGCTCGATGAGCAGCGACTTCGCCACCTTGTGCGTGCCGGCGAACAGGTTGCCGACGCGGATGCACGGCGTGAGGTTTACGGTGCCTGGACCGGCGCGGAACAGGTTGCGGCGGATCACGATGTTGCCCGTGGCGAAGCCCTTGCCGACCTGGCCCGTGTTCACGTCGTAGAAGGCGGCAATCCCGTGGTTCGGGTCGTCGTCCACCATGATGCAGCGCGTGTGGCTCGCATCGGGCGGCGCCCAGAACTCGTTCCCCTGGATCAGCACGTCGCAGCCGACGCCCTGAAGTACGACGCCGCCGCCACCGCGAGACGACCACGGGCGATACCAGTCCTTGAACGTGCAGTCGATGACAGCGAGCGTGACCTTCGGGCCGGCCCAGAGCGTCTCGATCGGATCGAAGCGGCCCTTGATGCACTCGGCTGCGCACTCGTGGAAGCGCAGGCGCTCGTAGCGGCCCCCGCCAGGGCCGGCGTAGGCGTGTCCGTAGAAGGCGTGCTCGCGTGCAGGCCCCCACCAGATGTCGCCGTCACGTGCGTCGATGTTGCACTGGTAGCTGAAGATGCCCCAGGCGACGCGGCCGTAGGTGGGCGAGTTCTCCTCGGCGATCAGTTCGAAGTCGGCCAGCTCGAGCTTGAACTTCTTCTTCACCCCAGCCTTGTTGTCGCGGCCGGCCTGGATCGCGGCGCGTCCGTGACCGTGCAGCGAGAGCGACTCGAAGCGCACGATCCCGTCGTGCTGGTCGATGCCGATGGTGGTCCACACGCCCGAGCTTGGGCGGATGTGTGTCTTGCCCTTGCCGGCGCCGATGAAGCGCACGCCCGCGTAGCCCTGCGAGAGCCACACGCGCGGGTCGTACTGGCGCGTGCCGTTCTCCCAGCGGCCTCCGATGTCGAAGCCGAGCACGTCGCCCTCGGGCAGCTTGATCTCGTAGAGATTGCTCATGCGAACACCATGGGTTGGCCGACAGGATAGCCTTGTGGGGATGGGAACTCGCTTCGTCGCGGAAATAGGTTCGAATCACAACGGGGATCTCGCCCGCGCGCTCGCGCTCGTGGAGGCGGCTGCCAAGGCGGGCTTCTGGGCCGTGAAGAGCCAGCAGTACGACCCTGAGACCCTCTTCTCGGCCGAGGCGCTGCGGCACTCGCCGAGCCTCAAGGAGCGCCCACGCTTCCAGCCGGCGTGGCACGAGCACCTCGCTAAGGAGGCGCACAATCACGGTCTCCAGTATGGCATCAGCGTCTTCGACCCAGGGTCTGTGGAGGTTGCCGCGCAGTACGCGGACTTCCTGAAGGTCAGTTCCTACGAGATCCTAAACCTAGGCCTCATTCGCCGAGCGAGCGCCGCTACGTCGCGCTTCGTCTTCTCCTCTGGCATGGCCTCGATGGAGGAGTGCAAGACAGCGCTCGACGCCTGCGCGCTCATGTGCTCGAAGACCGTCCTGCACTGCGTCTCGGCCTATCCAGCCTCATGGAAGGCCTGCAACCTCGCGGCAATCGACAACATGCAGAAGCAGCTCTGCGTGCCGATCGGATGGTCAGATCACACGCGAGACGAGGAGGTCGTGCTGCGTGCTGTGCGCCGCTGGCGCGTGACGATGGTGGAGGTGCATCTGGACCTCGAGGACCAAGCCGGCGCGGAGGGCCTGGCCCACTGCTGGACGCCCACCATGATCGCTCCGGTGATCGAGCAAGCGGACGTGATGCCGGCGGAGATGGAGCGCTGGACGGCCATGGATGGTCACGGGCTCAAGGACCCAGCCAAGTGCGAACTCGAGGAGCGCCGCTGGCGGGCCGACCCGTACGACGGCCAGCGCCCCAGGATCGAGCACAGGAGCTACCTGCGGAGATGAGTGCCCCCTGGTAGGATTGCTCAACATGCCTACCTTCCAAGACCTGCACATCTACGTCACTGGCGTCGTGGGCCGGGCCATGGGCTCCGGCAAGTTCGAGGCTACGTCCATCCTCTCGCTCTCCCAGGAGGCCCGCGCCGCGTTCGTGGCGGTGTTCGGGGAGCCAGAGGCTCCCAGGGCCTACCAGCCGCCTGCCGCGCCCACAGCGCAAGCCAGAGGCCCTCAGCCGATCGCAGGTGACTTCCAGGCCGCCGCCAGGGCCGCTGCGCAGTCCGGCACCCTGACGCCCGCTGCGGACCCCTCCACGTTCAACCAGTGGGCCGACAAGCCCTCCTACATCGGCGGCAAGGACGGCACGAAGTGGAGCGCCCCGAGCGGGAAGCTCTGGCGGGACACGACGTGGCGCGAGCTCCTGGACCTCGCCATCGGCGGAGACGGGAAGGCCACCAAGCTGCTCTCCTGGGCCTCCTCGCAAGCGCCTGGCGTTGACCCGAAGTGGCGCCAGAACGACATCCAGAAGATCGGGAACGCCAAGGCCGTGCTGCTCATGGCGCAGCAGATGCGCCAGGCGTCCATGCCGCCGAGCGAAGAGACGCCGTTCTAAGGACGTGGCCTACGTCGTCATCCTGCGCCGCAAGTCAGATGGCCTGGAACGCAGGGCTGTCTATTCGCTCCCGTGGGGAGAGTACAGCGCCTTCATGTGGCAAGGAGGGAACTACGAATGCGACTGCAACCGTGAGTGCCTCTTTGCAGAAGCGGGCGGAGAGCCAATCCCAGACAATCCGGCATGTGGATCATCTCGATACGCCCTGGTTCGCATCGAGGCCGAGGATGGGACGCCGCTCTTGGCGGGCGATCTAGAAGACCGCTCGACTAGGTGAGCTGCTTCGCTAGCGCCTCGGCTTCGTCCTTCCCGATGATGTGACGGTTCGGGAGGTAGCGGATGCCGAGGAACGCCGCCGCCAGGGTTGAGACCGCTGTGCCCGCCAGTGCGGGCCAGTCGATCCCTGGAGCGCTAACGTACGCCTGCATCTTCGAGGAGATCGCGGTGCTCTCGGCACTCGTCACGACGCCATCGGCGGTCGCAGCGTTGACCACATCGGCGAGCGCTTGAGCTGCGGAATCCTGCGCCGCTGAACGACAGGAGGCGAGCGCTGCAAGGAGGATGAGCGGGATGGCTTGCTTCATTTGGTTTTCTTCGTGTCGGTGTATGTCTGCACGTTATCCCCGAGCATCGCAAAGATGCCGAGGATGGCACCAGCGGGCACGCCGAGGCGGCGCATGGCCTGCACAGTGTCATCTACGGCACCAGGCAGCGGAGGCGCCAGGAGTGCCTGGCTTGGAGTGACCTTCTTGCCCGTGAACGTCTCGCCTGAGAGGGCGTCCGCGACCCTGCCCTGGAGTGGGCCGAGTTTGGAGCGCCCGAAGCGCAGCGCGACGTCGAGCCTGTTCTGGTCCACGCGGCTCTTCGGTGCCGACAGGTCCTTCACCTCGCCCGAGAGCGTCTTCGTCTTCCCGGTCACCATGCGGGCGAGGAACGTGGCCGTCTGCGAGAGACCGGCGAGCGGATCGAGGCGCACGTCTCCGATGCGCACCTTCCCGAAGTCCGAGGAGCGGAGATCCGTCTCGATGTCCGTCGTCTCACCCCGCGACTTGGCCACGGCGGATGCGGCGCCCGCGAGTAGGCCGTAGTAAGCCATCTGCCCTGCGGCGTACTTGGCGAACTCCTTCCCGATCGCTCGCTTGGCGGCGAACGAGAGACGCTTGTCCAGCATCGCCGTGATGGGCTTCCCGAGTAGCTGGAAACGGCTCACAACGTACTTCGGTGCCCAGAAGAGCTTGATGGCCTCGAGCTTCTGCGCGAACGCCTTGCCACTGCCTGAGGCTCGGCCGGTAGCGACGTTCACGAAGTCGGCGATGGCCTGGGCCTCCTTCAACGGCGGCTTGTGTGGCAGCGAGTCGATGATCATGTCGAACGCCTGCGCGCGCTGGAGATTGAGGTAGGTGACGTACGCGCGGTTCGATCCCTTCACGCCAGGGATCTTGTCGGAGAGCGTGGAGCGGATCGCTTCCTCTCCAGGGCCAAGACCATCAGCCGAGGTCAACTCAAGCCCAGCGGCTTCGCCCAGTTCGTAGTTCGGCCGTGAGCGGATCGCCACGTCAGCCTCCAACGCGGCGCGCGGGTTGGCGAACGTCTTGAACATCTCGCCCGCGTGGCGCACCGAGCGGAACGGATGCGCCGAGGTGAAGAAGCCGCCCTGGCGGCGTACAGCGCTCGCATCGAAGGAGGAGAAGATGGCGCGCGGGAGGTCCAGCGCCTCGCTCGCAATGTCCCTCGCCTTCTCAACCGTAGTCCTATTGGCCCGCTCGTGCTGTGCCTTCTGCCGTTCGAACTGGCGGCGCGCCTGCTCGTAGTCCGCCTTGAGGCGGATCGCTTCCTTGTCCTGCGCAACCGGCGTCTCCCTGCGCTTCTTTCCGAAGAGCTTCTTCTCGCCTCGGTACTTGAGCGTCTCGATGTCCGACGCCTTGCGGGACTTGTAGGTCTTGAGCATCTGCTCGTCCTTCTCCTTCTGCGCCTGATCCCAGGCGGTGCGGAGGTAGGGACGAACGTGCTCGCCGATCCTCTGGGCCATCTCGTCGGCCCAGACGTCGAAGTGCTGGTAGCCGAGGCGGATGTGCTCTGCGGCGAGTTGCCCAACGAGCTTGATCTTCTCGGGATCAAGGTTCATGGCGGCCTTCGTGCCACCGGCCAGCTTGTCGATGATCTCGTCAATGCGCTTCCGCGTGGCGGCGATGCCGGCTTGCTTCTTCGCGCGCGTGGCCTTGCTCTCCAGCTTCTTCGAGTCGCGCAGAGCCATGTTCTCGAGCTCGAGCTTGGCCGCCTTGGCCTCAGCCTCAGCGCGTGCCAGCTCCACCTTCGAGACGTGCGCCTCGTGCGCGACGCGCGCCGCCTCCATCTTGTTGTGAAGATCCTTGACCTTCACTAGCTCATCGGGGGTGAGCTTCTCGCCACCCTTGGCGACTTGCATCGAGCGCTCCATCGCCGCGAGCGAGTAGTCGCGGGCGAGCATCATCTGGCGCGCGCGGCCTGACGCGCTCCATTCCGTGCCCGCCTTCTTCATGGCGTCGGCGGCTTGAGCGTAATCGGATCGGACCTGTTCGATGCGGGCCTGGTTCTCGGGCGTCGGGTTCTTGTTGAACTCTGCCTCGGCTGCATCCCGCTCGTTGATGAGGCGGTTGGCCTCGAAGGTGAGGACCGCGCCCTCCTGATCGCTGATGTTGCGGGGCTTGGCCAGGATCTCCTTCACTAGCTTCGCGCCCGCGTGCGCGTCCTTCTCGATGATCTCCTTGGCCTGCGCGTGCAGTTCGGTGTCCTTGGCGCGCTCGTTCTTGGGAGGTGGTGGCATCCCCATATCTGCGAGTTCGCGCTCGACTGTTCGGTTCTTGATGCCGGTCGTCTTCTGCGGCTCAGGCGCAGCCGTGGCGGGCGGCGCCGAACTCTCCGGGATCTCCGGAGGCTTGGCCTCGGTTGGCGGCGGCGTCACCTCTGGCAGCTTCCTCTCGATCCCAGGCGCTGGGACAGCAAGCGGCTGGATCTCTTCGGCCTTGGGAGCAGCGGTCGGCTCCGAACTCTTCGGAGTTTCCGAAGACTTGGCCCTCGCCTTCGCCTGCATCCGCTCGCCGACGACAGCATCGAGCCCGCTGAAGACCGTGCCCACGAGCAGGGCAGGCGGCACGGCCTCCTTGATCCGTTTCCAGTTGTCGAGGTCCTCCCCGGTGAGGTGCTCCTCCATGAGGTCTCCGAGGCCCGTCTGCGCGCCGGCTACGGCACCGCCTGCGAGTGCGCCCAGCGCCGTCTTCGTGGCGACGTTGCGAAGCTCCTGGCCTACCATGCCCGTAGCGAACTTCTTGATGAGCGACGCGGCCGGCTTCGCCACCCCGAACATGCCGAGCTGCCCGAGGGCGCCGCCGAAAAGCAGCGCGCCTGTCGCCTTCGCCTTGTCGCCCGTCTTCTCGAGCACCTTGTAGTACGCCGGCACGCCCATCTGGGCACCGAGCGCCACAGCCTCCATGGGGCCGCCGGCAGCCATGGCGGGCGCCAGCGAGGCAACGTCCCCGACGAGACCACCCACCTTCTCCGGGAAGCCGCCTGTGCCCCTCCCGGCCTCCGGGTAGACCTTCTGCGCGGCGCCCTTGAGCCCGCCCGCCAGGGCCTCCATCGGGCCGTGAAACTGCATCTGCGGCGCTGGATGTCCCGGGACATTGTTCGTCGCCTGGTACTGGGCCTCCTCTCGCGGGTTCCTGCCGCTCAGGACCTCCTGGACACCCGGAGAGGCGAGCTGATCGCCAGCCAAGCTGAACGCGTCAGGGATGGTGGAGAGCCCCTCCAGGGCATGGCCTGCGAGCGCGCCGAAGAAGCCGGGCTTCTCGCCTTGCGCAGCGGGCGCCTGAGTTGGAGCAGGCCGAGAAGCAGGCGCCTGCTCGTACTCGTCCAGCCAACTCTTCGACTTGGCCTTGGGCTCCTGCGTCGCTAGCGGAGCTTCGTATTCATCGAGCCAACTCATCTCTGCACCGCACTTGCGCCTTGCTTCCTTAGCTCCAGGAGCTTGTTCGAGAGACCAGACGGGATCGAGTCCGGATCAGAGATCCCCAGCTCTTGGAGCGCGGCGCGCATGTCTCCACCGCTCTTGGCTACCTGGGTCAGACTGCGCTCTGCGCGACGCTGTTGGGTCGTGGAGAGATTGGGCCATGGCTTCGCTTCCTTCGGCGGCGTGGCGCCGCGCTGCACCTTCCCAAGCTGGAGGGTCCTGTGCGCCTGCGGGCCGGTCGGCTCGAAGGCCTGGACATTCGGACCCCCGAAGCCCATGACTGGCTCGGCGCTCATCTCCTTGTTCCGTTGGCCGACCGTCATGCCGCCAAGGCCAGGTGCGGGCTGATTCGGGAAGTTCTCCCGCATCTGCTTCTCGTCCGCCACGGAGAGCACGAGCGCATCACGCACACGCTTCAACACCGTCTCCGCCATCCCAGGTTTCGCCTGCGCGGTCGGCGAATCCTTGAAGGCTTCGAGCGCGTGCTCTGCGAGCTTGCGTCCGCGCGTTCCCTTGGGCGCAGCGGCGAGGAATGCCTCCGCCTGCTGGAGCGCATCTGCCGACTCCTTCATCGCCGTGTTCGCTTCGATGCGCTGCGCACGGATCTTCATCGCTTCCTGCGCGATGTTCTCCGGCTTCTCGCCTGCGTCCATCCGCATCTTGAGCGCCTCGGCGTCGATGTGGCCATCGCCCACGCCTTGCTCGAGGATCTTCATGGCCGCCTGCTTCTGCTCGTCGGCTTGCAGCTCCTTGTGGACCTGAGCCACCTCGCCGAGCGCTGCCTGGCGCAACTTCGGATCCTGGATCCGAACGGCCGAGTGCGCGAGATCCATCAGGAACTGACGATTGGGCGGCTGGCCGGAGGCGCGTCCTTCGGCGGCTTGCGCCTGGATTGCCTGGAGGTCTCCCTGAGCGGCGGCGTCGTTCGTGGCCTTGAGCGCGCGGGCCTGCTCCATCTTGTGAGCGAGCATCGCCTTCTGAAGTAGCGCCTGAGTCTGTAGGCGCTGTTCGGCTTGCTGCGCGTTCGCCTGCGCGAAGCCACGACCGGCGGTGAGTCCTTCGAGGAGAGCCTGGTTCACGCTCTGCCCGGTCCCTGAGACGATGCGCGGCACGCTCAGCTTCCCGAGAAGGTGTTGAAGTAGTTCTGACCCTGCTGCTGCCCGCCATAGCCGTAGCCGCCGGGGTGCTGGCCGAAGAGCCAGGAGAGGTCCATCTGCTGGCCACCTTGTCCGCCACCGCCGCCTCCGAAGCCGCCCATGCCGCCGTACACGCCGAGGCCTGTCTGCGCGCCGGTCAGGAAGCTCTGCCCCATGCTGTTCGGGATCTCGGGCATCGGTCCACCACCGCCCCACGGCGACGCGCCGTAGAACTCTCCCATCGTTCCCATCTGCGCCAGGTTCGCGCCGAGTTGTCCGCGCTCTGCCGCGAGCCCTGCGAGCTGCTGTGAGCCTCCCGCTTGCGCCTGGGAGCGTCCCATCGCCAGATCTCCGTAGAGGCCCGCGAGCCCCTCGTCGATCCCCTGCGTCTGCCGCGTGAGGTCTGCGTTGATGCCGCGAGACGGGCCGGTGATGCTCGAGGTCAGCGAGCCGAGGCCACGGTCTGAAAGGTTCTGCTTCGCACTGGCTTCGAGCTGCGTCGCGCGATCCAGGGCGCCCTGCTTGCCGGCGCGGCCCACACGGCTCGCCTCCTTGCGCGCAGCGTCGTAGCCGCCGACGAGTTCCTGGGTGGCCTTGCGCGTCAGCCCCTCGCGCTGCGCGAGCTCGCGTCCACGGATGGACTCCGTGGCGTTGATGGCACCCTTGAAGCGCTTGTTGTAGCGCTTCTGTTGGCGCTTCTTGGCCTTCGACGCCAAGTAGTCCTGGGTGAAGGCTGCTGCGCCTCCACCTAGCGCGGCGATGATTGCGGGCATGTGGCCTCCATGGGTTCGATGATCTTCGTGGCGGCTTCGATCGCCGCGTAGTCGTTCTCAACGCCGAGGTACTTCGCCAACTGCGCGACTTCGAGCGCAGGGCACATGCGCGCCCACTCCAGGCCGAACGTGCGATCCGGGCGCACGCCGTCCAGCGCGCTGCGGATCTCATCCTGATCTTCCAGGGAGAGTTGCGGGTAGCGCGCCATCGACTGCTCGATCTCCTTGTCCTCACGCTCCGTCACCAGCAAGAAGTCCGCACGCGGGCGCAGTTCAGGCAGGTAGAGCGCGAGGTAGGGCGACTTGATGCAGATGCCCTTGAAGCCAAGGACGCTGGCGGCAGCCTTCCGCTCCAGGATGTAGGCATCCCAGTCGATCTTGCGGCGCGCCATCAGCTTCTGGGTCAGGAACGGATCCTCCCAGTCGCTGCGCCACGCGGGAGGCGCGGGCGCCGGGATCCATGTCGCCACGGCGAAGCCAAGGCGATGCACGATGGCGGCGGCGAGCGATGTGCCCGAGCGCATCAGGCCAGTGATGAGCACCACCTTCATTGCGGGATGCCCTTCATGTGTCCGGTGCGTTGCAGCTCGGCCAGGATCTCGTTCACCTTCGCCGCCACGGTCGCCGCCGTGGGCGCCGCTGCGAGGTCACGGATGGCGGAGAGCTGCGGACGGTTCTTCTCGCCCACCTGCTCAGCGTTCACCCTGAGCCCCTGCCGGGTCTCCTCGAGCCCTCCATTGCGCACCAGACGCGCACCAAGGCGGCCATCCTTCGCAACCTCCATGGAGTCGCCGTTGCGCTGCGTGGACTCCACGCCTGCATCCAGGGCGCGACGCACTCGGCCGGGGAGGTTGCTGCCTGCGCGCGGGGTGAACCGCTGAGGCGTGTGTCGACTACGAGCCATGGGTGACGGTGGGCGCCACGCGCCTGTGAGAGACGATACAGGTTCCCGCCTCAGGGGACCAAACCACACGAGGGTTGCACCAGCAGCCCAGGTCCACATGGTGCATGTCAGGCCCACCCTGCGGGACGATGTGGAAGCAGCCGTCCAGCATCTCCGACATGGCTCCGAGTTTCCTCGTGTCCACGAAGACCCAAGCGCCGCGCTGCATCAGTTCCTCGCTCTCACCCGCGCCATCCCAGCCGGGACGGCGTAGACGTAGCCGCGCTCGTAGGCCCAGCGCTCCTCCACGGCCGCATTCCGAAGGCGGATGCCGCAGTAGGTCCCTGTCACCCGCTCCCAGATCGGAGCGTTGCGCCCAGGGCGCAGGACGCCGTTGCGCCGCGCCTGCCCGAAGTCCTCCGGCTCGTCCGAGGAGAAGAGCTCGTAGCGGCAGCCATCGCCAGCGTCCGCCAGGTTCACCGTGAGCCCGTAGAACTCCGTCTCCATCCCCGTGACGCTCTCCGCGTCAGGCTGGATGGGGAAGATGGTCACGATCGAGTCGATGGCGATCTTGGTCGTCCCGTCCGTGCGCGTGTCGTCGGAGCGTGCATCCGGATCCCAGCGCCGCACCTGACCGTCCTCGCCTCCGATCAGGAGCACGCGGTCATCCACGTCGTCCCCGTCCACCACCATCACGGAGCAGGGCTGGATGTTGGTCACGGACGACGTGCCGAAGAGGTCCTTCGTGAAGGCGTCGCTCCCTTGCTCCCAGAACCAGTGCGAAACCTGCGTGCCGCCGTCCTCGAACGGGCACTGGAAGATGTGGATGCCGTCATCCTGGTAGTTCCACACCAGACGAACGTAGTAGCTGGCGAAGTCGATGTCCTGGAGCTGCCGCTCGATCTTCGTGGCGGAGATGCGCTCGGGCTTTGCGCCCGGCAGCCAGCGGAACATGCCGCCGCGCGAGCCTACGAAGTAGAGGACCCCGTTCGGGTCTTTGCACCAGGGGCGTCCAAACGCCATCCCTGTGATGTCAGAGACGAGTTCCAGTCGCCCACCAGCCGCAGGATCACCGACGAGCATCCAGATAGAGTGGTCGCCACCGAAGATGAGGATGTCTTCCGAATAAGGAACGAGAGTGTTGATGATGTCTGGGCAGAGACCGGCTGCCGAGTTGTTGCCGGCCACGGCGTCCGTCTCGGTTGGCGTCGCGGGGAAGAAGTCATAGTTGGTGGGGTCGTCCTTCTTGGACATGAACCAGTTGTGCGGTTCGTCCGCGCTGCGCGCGAGCACGATGCGACCGCGCCACATCTCGATCAGCGCGCAGCGTGACGGGATGGCGCCAGCGCTGAGGCACTTGTACTCCGTGACTTCGTTGTCCACGGCGTTGTACTGCTTGTACTGCCGGCCGTCCGTCCAGTAGGCCTTCTTGTAGAGCGTCGCGCTCTGGACGTAGCGCGCGGTCGAGTCGAGCGCACCGCTGCCCCCCGTGGGCGTCGTGACGCCAGATGGCGTGAACACCACGATGTCGCCGCCAGAGACGCCGAGCGTCACTAGCGAGCGCGGCGAGCCGCTCACCTGAGCGGAGGACACGAGCCGCATCTTGTGCAGGTTGTCCGTGCCTACGTCGGCCTGGTTCGTGCCAACGATGACGTGCTCGACCGTCTTGTCCGTGAGGTCGTTCCTGTAGTCCGGGATCCGGCGATCGACCGCGATGCAGTATGAGGCGGTCTCTGGCCCAGTGATTCCGTCGTGGAGCAGCGTCCCGTCCTTCTTGTAGACGCGGTAGCCAGCTGCCGTCGGGCTTCTGTGAGGGAACGGGATGTAGAGATTGTCGAACTCGTCGACGTCGATGCGCGGGAACTCGTACGTCTGATTCAGGTTGCTCGGGTAGGCCGTGCTCCACGCGCCCGTCGCCGACAGCGAGAAGTCTGTGCCCTGGTCGATGATGAGACGCACCTGGACGTGATTGCCGGCGGCGCCCGTCGGGTCAGGGCCGAGCGAGTAGATGTTGCCGTCCGAGTTCACAGCCACGGCGTAGCCATAGCCGCCGGAGCGTGCAGCGCTCTCCAGCTCCATCTCGTTCGCGCACCACTGGATCTTGCCCTCCGGGCTGTACTTCACGACACAACCGAAGCGCTTGTTGGCCAGCGCTTGCGCCGTGTTGACGCCAGTGCCGGCCTGATTCGGCGGACCGGAGAGGTAGTCGGGCGAGGAGCCGGTGAGACCGAACGGGTGCGGGAACGAGTCCGTGGACTTCGGCAGGCGGAGCTGGCATCCGAACCTATGTGCTGCCCATCCCGTCAGGAGCGTGTGCTCGTTGATCGTCTGGCTGCCTGGCGTGCTGCTCCATTCGAGCTGGTCGTAGGAGAGCACCCCATCGACCGAGCTCGAGCGCGTCTTCTTGTCGAGGACGACGATCTCGAGGAAGTCTCCGAGGAACCCGTTCACGGTCGGCAGCGCCGGCACGAACGCATCGAAGGCCTTCACCGCCCCCAGGTAGCTCGGCTGGAGCGAATTGTTCTGCGCGTCCGCGTCGAAGATGTCCGTCGTCAGCGGGTTTCCGTTGAGCGCGAGGAAGCTGCCAGTCGTCCCGACGCCGCCATCGTGCAGCATCGAGACGAGCAACACGTCAGGGTCTGTCGCTGCTGGCGTGAACGTGAACGACTTCACGCTGCCAGCCGTGCCGTCTCCGCCTGACTGGACGCCATTCGGCCCCTGAATCCAGGCCATCGAGCCAGCGCTCGCGCTCGGGTTCGTGAGCGCCGAGGCCGAGTTCAGGTAGAGGATGTGCGACCGGCCGCCCGCGAACTGGTTGTCCTTGTCCGTGCCCCACACCCAGCGCGGCACGGCGCCGCTGCCTCCAGATGTGTCGGGGGTTGTAGAGCTTGGACGGATGGCCAGGAGTACGAAGAACTGCGAGTCGACGTAGGTCGGGACCATGCTCCGCTGGCCGTCCGCGAGCGACTGCTGGATGGAGTAGTTGGGGTCCGTCTTCAGCACCTGGAACGGCTGCGCAGTCGTCGGCGAAGAGAAGCGGATGCCCTTGTGCTCCAAGCACGCATCGAGCGCGAGCACGGGTCCGTTGTCGCCGCCCGCCACGTCGGCCTTGAAGTTGCGCCCGTTCTCCGTGCGGTCGCGCCAGCGCAAGATCTCGATGCCGTCATTGACCTCGGCCTGCGCCATGTCCGTCTCGTCCACCTCGTCTCCTCGATACCAGTCCCAGATCCTCCGCTTGGAGTTCGTGAGCTGGAGAGGCGTCCAGTCCTCCGAGTCCGGCGCGAACGTCGGATACTTCGGATCAGGGTCGCGGAAGAAGAAGGCGGTCGTGTCGCCCGCAGGCTCGCAGGCCACGACCACGCTGCCGTCCTTCTTGACGGCGATGGAGTTCACCGGGTACGGCACGCGCCACGCCTGCGACTCCTCGGGATTCGGGTCGTCGAAGAACTCGTAGATGCGAACGTAGGCCTTCTTGCGGTCGGGCCTGTTCTGACAGGTGTAGAGCTTGTCGAGCGTGACGACGACATCCTCGATGTACGCCTTCGTCTCGATCTCCCAGAGCTTCTGCGTCTTGCCGTCGAGGAGCTGTTCGAAGCAGAAGAGCTTCGCCTTGTCCTGCTCGCCGCCGGCCGAGACGCCGACGATCACGAGATCGAACTCGTCCACCGCGAGCGCGCGGCAGGTGTGGTTCGGATCTGCGACCGGGACCGAGAGCTGCCAGACCTTTTCGCCATCTGCCGAGTACTTGAAGATCGTCGTGCCGGTCAGGGCGTAGACGTTGCCCTGCCTGTCCGTCTTGACGTTCACGACGCTGTTCGCACCAGAGCTGACGTCGGTCGCCACCTCCCACGTCGCCGTCTCCGAGCCGGAGGCGATGGCCGTGTAGGTCACATGGCGGTTGTCCACCGTGTAGCTGATGAGGTCTGCGACTTTCGTCCCGATCGTCTTCAACGGCGCCGTCAGGTACTTCGTCTGACCGGAACGCTGCGAACCGCGCATCCGCTGGTTGGTCGGATCCTGTGCGCGCACGTTCTGGTACTCGCGGGCTGAGTTCGCCGGCTGGTCCGAGAAACTCCACGCCTCCACGAGACCGCCGAACGGCCACTTGATCGGTAGCTGTGACTCTGCCATCAGATCGGGGGGTCGATGCGGGAGGTCGTCTCGTAGAAGTTGGAGCGAGCGCGGTTGCGCCGCCAGATCACAGGACCTCCGTTCCGGAGCGTCCCGAAGTAGGGCTGGATGTTCCCATCCGAGCGTCTCGCCGCCACGAAGAGCGGCCCCACATCGATCTCGGCCAAGCGTGCCGTGAGCGAACCTTGGTCCTCACGGACGTAGGCGCGAGCGAACGCGCGCACGAGCTGCACGAGGAGCGCCTCCACGAACTCGGGCACATCAACGCTCGTGTTGTCGGTCGAAAGCCTCGCCCAGCGCGCACGGTAGAAGAGGCGGAACGCTCCCGTGACGTTGCTACCGCTCGCCGGCCCGATCTCGAGGATGGGCGTGGGCGGGCTGCCGACGTAGGAGACGGCGCCGTACCAGTAGCTGTCGTTCGGGCCGTCGATATTCCGGCGCTCGAGCACCTCCGTCAGGCTGGAGAGCGTGATCCGTCGCTGGATCGAGGTGGTGCCGACGATCGAGATGATGTCCCGGAGGTCATCCGGGAGGTCGATCGAGTAGGGCTGGAGCGTGAAGTCCACGTCCGTCGCGTCAGCGCCGATCGAGGTCGTGAGCGTCACCGCGTTCGCCGAGACGCGGCTGGCGAGCGTGTAGAAGCCCGTCGTGACCGTCCCGTCCGTGATCTCGATCTGGTCGCCGTCCACGAAGGTGTAGTCCGTGAACGCCCCAGTGCTCGTCAGGGTGAGCGTGGAACTGACCCAGGTGGCGTCCGTCCCGCTCGTCGTGCCCCGCAGGGAGAGCAGCGTGGAGCGTCCCTGAGCCCAGCGCCATGCGTGCATCGAGTGGAGGTGCTCGCCGGCCTGGTTGATGACCGAGATGGGGTCAAGGTCCGACGGCAGCTCAGACCCGCCCAGGGTGTCCCGGACGTGATCCAGGAGGTGCTTCAAAATGAGCGCCATGGATGGGTCTCAAGGAAAAGGCCCTGCCCCCGCTAGGAGGACGGGAGCAGGGCCAGCGAGGAGCGCGAAGGGGGGATGGTCGGTCTAGCTGATCGCGGCAGGGGGCCGGTGCGGCGCGAAGAGCCCTTGGTGCAGGAAGACCTTCTTCAGCCGCTTCGTGGTCAACGCCGCGTTCGAAGTGGCGAGGTAGGTCGCCACCGCGCTCTCGGTAGTGGCCACGTCCGGGTCGAAGGTGTTGATGCGGGCGGTGCCGTTCGATCCGTAGACCGAGAGCGGCGAGCCGGGCTTGCAGGTGGTCGTGCTGGATCGGGCGACGTAGGCGTCCACGAAGCCGAAGAAGCAACAGGAGACGATCGCGTTGTCGCTGATCGACGTGTCCATGACGACGCCGAAGCAGCCGCCGCGTTGGATCGAGGAGCCGATCGTCGTGCTCGAGATCGGGTCGATGACCGTGTTCCACACGGTGTCGTTGGAGGCACCGGGGATGTAGCTATTCGCGTCGTTCGTGGCCGCCTCTGTGGCCTCGCCAGGCGTCCAGGCAAGCTGGACGACATCGCCCTTGCTGAGCGTGTGTCCGGTTCGATTCCAGCATCGCGCGCGGTCGCGAATCGGCGAGACCCCGCCTCCGGTCACGTCCGGAATCTTGGTCGGCTTCTCGAAGAAGATACCCATAGTTGTCTTGTCTCCTTCTAGGGGATGTCAGGCGTAGAGGTTCGGGCCGGTGCCGCCAGCGATGTAGAGGTCGCCGGAACCGCCGGGGCGGATGAGGCACTGCCGCTGACGGCTGGTGCAGATCATGTTGCCCCAGATGAAGACCGGCATGACGAACGTGTCCGGATCGTTGAAGTGCTCACGCACCTTGCCGCGCTCGAAGAACATATCCTCGTCGAAGACGGGGTACAGGTAGTTCGAGTTGATGAAGTAGTAGCGCGGACCCGTCGGGTACAGCGCGGCGCTGTCGCTCTCGGCCACGTTGTTCGTGATCGTGCCCGCCGTGCCGGCCGGGTACAGCGTCGCGGTCTGGAGCGCCGTGACGTACTTCACCGGGATGAAGTTGAAGGACGGATCCGTGAAGGCCGAGTCTTGGCGACCAGCGATCACGAAGAGGTCCTGCGAGGCGCGCAGCGCGATCGTGTAGGCGAGCTGTCCCGCCTCCGACGTGAAGATCTGCTGGTTGTTGTAGGCCGGATCCGAGAAGTACTCGCCCTGCATCGGCGGCTTCTCGAAGTGGACCTTCTTCCAGGCCTTGTCGAGCGCCACGAGGATCGTGTTCGGACCGACAAGGGAACCGTTCGACACGATCGCGTTTGAGTAGACGACGACCGGGTGCTTGAAGCGGTCCTGGCCACGGATCGTGCTCGTCGGGTCGATGCCCTCGATCGTGGTGAAGGCGTTGCCCGCCGTGCCCGTGTTGTTGTACAGGCCGTTCGTGTACTCGTTGACGAACGAGGGGATGTTGTAGAAGCGCCCCTCGGTGCCGCCTGCGGCGGCCTCGATCTCGGCGCCGTCCGGCTCGCTCCACTGGTAGGCCTCGTCGAAGTCCCAGTAGTCCGTCCACATCTGCTGCTCGAGGTGGCGGCGATGATCCACGAACTGGTGGAACATCTTGGTCGGGTCGCCCGAGCGTGCGCCCTCGTTGAGCATGATGGCTTGACGCGTCCAGGCCATGTGCGTCTCGCGGAAGCGCATCTTCACCGCGCCGTGGACGAGCTTCTGTGGCTGACTCCAGGTGCGCGTCTCACCGGGCTGGACGTGCTTCGTGACCTGGCCGGTCTGGAAGAACGTGGCGAAGCGGATCTCGGATCCGCCTGACACCATCTTCTTCATGCCACGGTCGCCGCCCATCAACGCACCCGTCGAGTAGGTGCGGAAGAGCTGCGCGTCGTTCACCACGTCGCTCGGCGACGTGATGTACAGAGGCCCCTGGGCCTCCATGAAGTTGTTGTACAGGGTGACTGAAAGTCCAGACATGGATCAATCCTTGGTGGCTTGGCGGGAGATCGCCTTCGCACCCGCGAGGTCATCCGGATGCTTGCGGAGGTGGTCGAAGATGGCGCGGGCCTTCTGGTCCACGTTGAGCTTGCGCTCCTGTTTCGTGCGGCCCGGCTGCGTGGGCTGGCTGGCCGCGATGCGGCTGGCCTCCTCCACGTCTTCCACCGAGGGGAGTTCAGGCGCGCTCTTGCGCCCGTACAGGAGTTGCGCGATGTCGTCGTACGCCTCTTCGGCCGAGTCGTACTTGTCCTGGTTATCGCGCATCGCCAGTTCGGCTTGCGCCTTCACGATGCCCCAGGCGCCGTCGCCTTCCTCGCCCTTGAGCTGAGGGTACGTCTCCGAGAGGCGCGAGCGATTGGTGCGCGCGATCTGGGAGCGTCCGCGCTTCATCCCGTCCTCGAGCATCTTCTCGATCTGCTCGATGCGGCGCTCGCGCGGCTCGACGAGGGCCTTCAGCGCCCGGCCGAGGGTCTTCCCCTCGTCCTCACCGAACTGCTCCATGAGCTGCGCCTGCACGGCCTCGAAGTCGCTGTCCTCGGTCTCGGGCTCGGGCTGTGCGCGCTCGGAGAGCAGGCGCTTCATCTCGGCCATCTCGGCCCGCATGGCCCGGAGATCCTCCTGGGCTTCCTGCTTGGGCTTCTCGGCCTTCGCTGGCTTGGGCTTCGGCTCCGCCTTGGGCTCGATTACGCGAGCGTCTTCCGGAACTTCCTCACCCTGCGCGATCTGATCCGCCTTCGTCTTCGCCAAGGCACCATCGAAGTTGGCCTTTGCCTCGGCGAACGCCTGCTCGGGAGTCTTCTGGGTGGGAGCCGCCTTCGTCGGTGTCTTGTCCATCGAAGACAAGAAGTGACAGGGCTGCGGACAACGCCGCTACGATTCCTCAAGAATCAAAGCGAACGCGAGTCTGCTCTTTGTCCTGCAAGCGCTTGGCGATTTCCTGCGCTTCGTGGCGGCTCGTGAAGTACACGCGCCCCTTCAACGGGCCGCTCGGGATGTGACGGATCTTGCCCGAGCCATCGTCCCAGTCCTTCGGGATCTGGTAGCTGACGCCACCCTCGGCTCCGCCGCGCTTGTGGATCTCGAACCGATGTCGTCCGCCGCGCGCCATCTAGGCTCCTGTGCGTTGGCCACGGCCGCCTTTGCGGCCCTGGTACTTCTCTTCGAAGATGTCCGGGGCGCCATCGAGCCCGAGGTGCGCTCTGCGCCCGCCGAGGCGTGCATCCGGAGCGGGGCTCGCTCCAACCTTCTTCGGCGCATCTTCGATCGGGTGCATCTTGTGCTCCTGCATCCCGGCCACATCGAGGCTGCGGCCGAAGGTCGGGATTAGGTCTTGGCCGTGCCCACGCTTGAACCGATTGCTGTTGTTCATGGTCAGGAGTCCGGGACGAAGGGTTGCTTTCGTGCGCCTGCCCGTCGGTCCGTCTCGGCCCGAACGACGGAATCCCGCGCGGTTTCGGCCTTCATCTGCGCCTGCTCCTCCGCGCTTGCTGCGCAGGTCGTAGCGTTCTCCCAGCTCGGACGGGGCCGCTTCACGGCGTCCATCGAGGTGGCGAGCGTGTGTGAGCCTTGAGGTAGGGCCATGGCGTTGTCTCAGTTCGGGAAGTTCGTCTGCGGGCCTGACTTCACACCCTGCTGCGTGATCGTCGAGCACTCGCAGGGGAAGACCGGCTTGACGCTCTTCGCCTCGCCCGCTTCGGCGGCAGCCTGGGAGGCCGTGCTGGGGGTCGTCTTCTTGTTGACGCCGCCCTGGAAGTTCATCTGGGTGGTCATGGGTTCACCTGTGACTGGTTGGAACTGGTCGTGCTGCTGGTCCCCGGCGCGCGGGGAGCCTTGTTCGCCTGCCCTCGGGCTGCGTTGCTGGCGGGGCGCGCGTTGCGCGAGAAGCCGGCCGGCGACTCGGAGGACTTGAGGGCCTGGAAGGGCTTGAAGTCGGCTGCAAGGCGCGGCTGGGGCGTCTGCTCGCCACCCTGGATGCCCTGGAGGTTCATCTTCATCATCATCTGGCCGAAGGCCATCGCCTTCGGGAGGTTCACGATCCTAGCCCAAGACGGGTCGCGCCAGTTCTCAGCCTTGCGTGCGAGCACCTGATCCCATTCCACCCACGGGAGTTGCGGAATGAGCGGCGCGAAGGTGGCCAGCCACTGATCCTGCTGGGCGCTCATCTCCGCCTCTAGGAGCTCGGACGTGGCGCGCATGGAGATCGGCTCGACCTCGATGTCCATGTCCTCGAGTAGGTCGGCTGAGTCCATCCCGCCATTGAGCACGGGGTACTCGATCGGCTCACCGGTCACGTCGTCGTGGAAGACGCCCTCCGCCTCCGGCCCGAGCGCGATGCGCGAGAGCGGGTGCATGGCGAGGTACCAGGCCTCCTTCTGCGCGATCGGCTTCACGACCGAGGTGATGAACTTCTCGGCCATATACCCCATCCGCTTGTTGGAGGACATGCTGGCGATCGAGGCCTCGGTCGCCGTGCTGGCGCCTGTCGCCTGCCCCTGTGCCGCCTCCGTGAGGCCGCTCGACTGTTCCAGGTTGTTCCGGAGGAGCTGGAGCATCTGGAGGTGCTGCGCGGTGATGCCGCCCTTCTCCACGTCGCGGATTACCTTGTCGATGTCCTCGTGGCTCTCGAGCTCGAAGATGCCCTGGTCGTTGAACTCCGAGATCTTCTCCGCGATGTCGGCGGCCGAACTCGAGGAGATGGCGATGCCCTTCTTGTAGTTGCGGATCGAGGCCACCGCCGCTGCCCACACCGAGTTGTGGATCTCCGCCTGCGCAGCGTTGGCTGCGAGCGGGGAGAGACTCACCACACGGTCCGGGACGTACAGGTAGCCGGAGAACGTGTACGGGCCGTCACGCGGTCCCCAGAACGGGCGTGGGGCGCGCAACTCTCCGCCGTTCCTGCCGACCGTGTAGATCGTCCCGTGGAAGCCACGCTGCGCCTCCGGGGTGAACTTGCGCCCCTTCTCGTCCTTCGCAGAGTCGAGTTCGGCCTCCGGCACCCAGATCTCCCAGAACTCGATCTCGTTGCGATCGTAGGTCTCGTTGAGCTCCTCGCCGCGTCCCTTGCGCTCCGGCGGCGTGCTGAGGAGCGCGATCGCCTGCTGGTCCCAGCCGCGATTCGGCTGCTCCTTCGCCTCACGCTGGAGGCTGTCAACGTCTCGGATGATGCGGTGCGCCTGGAAGCGACACTCGGCGTGCTGGATGGCGACCGGATCCCACACATAGTCCGTGAGGGACATACGCTTCGTCACCGGGCGGTAGGGCGGATCCTCGCGCTCGAGCATCCCCATCACTGGGCGCGGCGTCGTCATCGCCACGCAGTACTTGAACACCCAGTCCGTGCCGAGCTGCTCGATCGTGCGCTTGGCGTTCGTCAGCTCGAAGTTGCGGTTGACGGCGAGTTGCACCGCCTTGGCGAGCGCCGCCGCTGAGCCCTGCCTGGGCGTCTTGGTGCGGATGCGCGGGTTGCCCGAGGCCAGGATCGGCAGGAAGAGCGAGAGGTACTTGTAGGCGTGGTTGTCGAAGTCCACGTCCCCGTAGGTGCCCAGCCGATAGCCAGGCCCCACGAAGGCCGCGATCGACGTCTCGTAGGGCTGGCCAAGGAACTTGTCCCGGTGCTCTACGCCCTTGCGTACCTCGTCCCAGAGTCCTTCCGACGTGAGATCCAGCGCCACGCACGCGAAGGGTGGCGATTGAGGCGGCGTATGCTACGACTCCGCAAGGCGGCGTTCCGCCTCGGCGAAGTCCTCGGGCGTGTTCACCATCAGGTAGGAGGCGGGCACCAGATTGAGGTGCGGCGCTGCACGCTCGAACCAGTAGTAGCCCGCGTGGCTCCAGTCGGGCGGCTCCGTGGACTTGTCCGCTTCCTCCCAGTCCTGTTGCGTGCCGCAGTGCAGCGCGCGTGGGATGAAGGCTTTGCCAGCCTTGTGGACGGCGGCGGCAGCGATCCACTCGGCGCGCATGAATGGGGCGTCTCCACAGACCCGCACCAGCCGGTCTGGTTCGAGCTCGGCCGCCAGGCTCGTGTAGCGGCTCAGCACGTCCTCGAGCGAGCCCCTGCGGTACTCCATGCGCTGCTCCTCCAGCCAGCGCGCCAGCGGGTCATCCATGCGCGTGTCCGAGGTGAGAACCACGCGCCTCCAGGGGCCTCTGCAAGCGTCCCAGACGCGGCGCAGCATCGGGACGCCATGGAGGGGCATCAGGACCTTCCCCGGCAGCCTAGAGCTTCCTAGGCGCGCCTGGATCCCAACTACGATGCTCATGGCTCTCGTGGGAACTCCACGACCTTGACGCCGCGGCGCTTGGCCTTGCGAACCATGTCGGCCGTGCCGCGCCCGCCAGGAAAGGCGAGAACCATGTCTGGGTTGAATGCCTCCAACATGCGCTGATTTCGCAGAGGGCCAGCGGCTTTCCCATTGGCATCCCAGTCGGCGACGAATGCCGTGTGCAGCACGCGATGCCGCACACACCACTCAGCCGCGAGAGCATCTGCGCCAGTGGCTCCGCCGGTAGCTACAGCCTCCGGCTGGCATCCATCGAGTGCCAGCCAAACACGGCCACGATCTGAGAAGTCCCTGCCGCCACAGACGATGACCTTCATGCCATGAGCACCGCCTGCGGCGTGCGGTACTCGAACTCCACCCCGATCTCCTTGGCGCGCGCCTCCAAGGCCTTGAGCTGCTCACGTTCGTGCTCCCAACGCTTGAACTTCACCGGGTCTCCGGTCTTGAGCAGCTCGTTGATCTCGCCCTGCAAGCTGTTGCGCATGAGGAGCGCCGTCTGGTCCTTGCCCTTCGACTCGTTGATCTTCTTCTGCACGTTCCCGAGGGAGCGGCGGTGCTGCTCCAGCTTGGATTGCTGCATCTCGCACTCAGCCTCCGTGAGGCCTGCCGCCCACGGCCCCATCATGTCGGCGCAGAGGATGCGCACTTTCTTCGGGCGGAACATCAGAACCCTCTCGATCGCGGCCAGCAGGCCGAACATGTAGCGCTTGACCCCATCCATGCCCTGCACCACGCCGAAGGGCGTCGTGCGGATGCCGACGGAAGCTGGGAGGTACGGTTCCCACAGCGGCACCATGTCGATGAGCTGGATTACACCAGCGTCCGGGATGATCGCGCTGCGCGGGCACCAGAGCTGGATGGGCGGCACGAGGTGCCGGGCCAGGTCGAAGTGCTTCATCAGGTGGACCGGCGAGTCTGCGAACATGCAGAAATCGACCGTGATCCCATGGTCGATCACATCGATTGCCCTGTTGACCGTGACGACCGGGCACTCGTCGATCAGGTCAGCGCGCGTCAAGAACTCCCGAGAGGGGCCTCCCGAGATCACGTTCCATGCTTCGGCTCTCTTCGTGGTCGTTGAAGGGGTTGTCATTCGATGCGTACCTGAGTGACTGGCCGTTCTTTCTCGGGCCTGTGGGGCGGATGACGAAGTGTGTGCCGGCGCTGGTGGCGAAGCCTGCCTCCATCTCGGAGATGAGGATCTCGTGCAGCTTCTCTCCGATGGGGACGCCGATCATGTCCGGCTCGGCGTCGGGCAGGATCTCCTTGGCGAAGGCGTAGGCGGTCGAGGAGCGCAGCTTCGGCACGAAGATCTCGGCGCCCTTCATGTCCTCGATGCGATCGATCACGAACTGCGCGGCGTCCTTCGCCTCCAGCCAGAAGCGCGTGGACTCCATGCTGCGCAGCGGGAAGGACCGCGCGCCCTCGGCCTTGAGCCTGTGGAGTGTCTCCACGAACGAGCCGCGCGAGCCCAGCACGTTGCCGTAGCGCACGCAGGAGAAGGCTGTGCGTCCTGGAGCGAGCGCGTTCGAGGCCATGAAGATGCGCTCCATGCAGAGCTTCGTTGCGCCGTAGAGGTTGATGGGATCAACCGCCTTGTCGGAGGAGACGCCCATGACCTTCTTCACGCCGGCCGTGATCGCCGCCATCACGACGTTCTGCGAGCCAAGCACGTTCGTCTTGACGTGCTCGAACGGGTTGTGTTCTCCGCTCGGGACGTGCTTCAGAGCGGCGGCATGTACGACAGTATCCACGCCGCGCAGGGCGAAAAGGAGCCGGTCGTAGTCGCGCACGTCTCCGATGAGCCAGCGCAAGCGCGGGTCGTCGTCAAGCTCACGACGCATCCGAAACTGCTTATCTTCGTCGCGCGAGTAGATGGCGATGCGCGAGTAGCGGCCCGAAGACAGCGCAGCAGGAACGAAGGCATGGCCGAAGGTGCCGGTGGCGCCAGTGACGAGGATGTTCATCGAAGGTTCCACGCCAGAAGTTTGGCTAGTTGGTGGTGGTGGACGTGCGTCGACACCTCCTGCGTGGCCTTCCATTGGGAGATCGGCTTCCTATACCCGCAGTCGCATGTCACCGTCCACGGATATAGGTTCTGTTTGGCAACTACGATTGGCCATCCCCAGCCGATGGGTTCGCGCCGGATAGTGTAGTCTCCACTCATCTCCACTCCTTCTTGCTGAGGTCGGGATAGATGCCGGGCAGCGGCTTGTTGTCCTTCGGGAGCGACTGGAGCAGCCAGAGCCCGCGCGCCGCTTCGGGTGGCGTCATGTAGCAGTGCAGGCCCCATCCGAATCCTTGCTGCTCGAAGACGTCGCTGTGCTGATCGCGGCCGTCGAATCGGGCGCGCTTGAACCACTTCGCTTCGTCTTCGTCGTCACAGAGGATCGCGCCGCCGCGCCCGATGGGCAGATGCTTCGTGGCCTGAAACGACAGGCACGTTAGCGTCCCCGCCTGGTACATATTGGCGCGCAGCCAACGGGCGGCATCGACGATGCCTGTGCCGGCGATCATGTATTCGCCGTCCCACTCCTGATCGTGGAAATCCACCATGAACCCAGCGTTGCGTGCTGCTTGAACGACGCCGACGTAGGTGTACTTCGGCAGATATATGCCCTCCCGTTCTATGAGCGGATGCATACGCATGAAGCACAAGGCAAGCGCGTTTGTGCAGGAGTCCACGGCGATGGCGTAGGGCGCGCCGCAGTAGTCGGCCAGCGCCTTCTCGAACTCATCCACGACGTGCCACGCCTTCCGAT